TCGAGCTCAAGAATCCATCGAATTGCTTCATCAAGATCACTTTCCTGATCCGATTGACTGAGTTCTTGAGATGTAACGAGATGACGATCAATAAGCTGGCAAGTATTGTAGCCATGATCTTCGTCAAAACGACTCCAATCATCGAATTGCGTGAATGGATCGAATGGATTGTCTTTAGTTGTTACCCAAACTTCTTTTGTTTTTGTAGTTTCTGCCATCTTGAGCTCCTTTCTTTAAGAGTTAGGCAACGTATCATTAAGAGTACGAATAATAGTGCTTACAGAAACGCCTAAAAATTGTGCAATTTCATCGTTACCATATCCATTAGCACTCAATCGTTTAGCTCTTGCAATTTTAGCAGCAGGCATGACCGAACTATTTCTCGGCATCGCATAGGATTTCACGACATCCATGTCTGCATTCTTTAGAATTTGGGTGAGTTTGTTGTGTGTAATTGCGCCAGCTTGGATAGCTTCCCATTCTTTTGGCGTAATCTTAATACGCGTTTTCTTTGCTCCTACTCGAAGGCGAGCTTCCGTCAAAGATTGTCCTTTAATCTTCTTTACTTTATCGGCATCCTGCTTGTATTCAGGATTCGCATCCATCTTAGCTTTAAAGTTGTAATTGGCAAGAAGCTGGGCTTGGCGTTCTAGTGGTGCATTCTTTAGTGCTTCGTTGAGTTGGGCGTTAAGACTTGCTACTTCCTGGGCATAGGCTTGCTTTGCGGAGGGATTGTATTTTAAAGGCTTTACGCTCAAACTTTCTTTTCTGGCTTCGTTTGCGAGTGCTTTCAATTTATTTGCATGTACTGCATACGCGCTTTCCATGACGGTTCCAGAAGATAAAGAAAAGGCGTCCTTCGTCTCGTACATCTTAGTACTTTCGAGAGTCTTGGGCGTCTCTTTGTATATTGGTTTTCCATCTGCGTCGCGCTTGATTTCGCCAGTCTTTGTGTTTTTAACTGGCTTGTTATACGTTTCTCCTGTTTTGGTGTAAAGCTTTTCACCAGTTTCGGAATCGACGTAGATTTTCTTCTTTTTTCCGGTTTCTTTGTCTTTTACAACGATTCCATCTTTGCGATCTGGCACTCGTTCTGTACTGCTCGCTTTTGAAAGTAATGTAGAAGCTCCCGATTTAGCTTTGCCTTGATACTTAATCTTTAGCTCTGCGATGTCGTTGTCTTTATACGACTGTTGGTAATTCAGCTCGTGCTTTTTTGCATCAATAACGACCATCGAATGCCGAACAGCTTTAGCTAATTCATCAGGAGTAGGGTTCTGAAGGCTCATGTCTGTGATGAGATTGGTAATCATTCCCATCTCTAGCCCTTTTTCCTTATCCGTCATGACATGCATTCCAGGATACTTAGGATAAGCTTCCTTAGGATCGAAATTTTTTAAGCCTTGCAGAGCAGGAGCGGTCTTCATTTTTCCGTCATTATTCGGAATAACCAGAACACTATCTCCATCAAAATCCGCGCCACTTAGCTTTTCGGCTGTCTTTGCGTTAATGACAACAGCGTCAATAGGATTGTTTCCTATGATCTTTCTGCCCGCACTCGATTCACTATTATTGACTACACATTCCGGAATCTCAAACCTTCCCGCATGCGGAAATCTGATTAAAACAACGCTCTCTCCATCATGAAAGTTAGGCGCATAGATCTCTTTCTCTGGAATATCCGGAGATGGAAGGATGACCTGGGTTCTTTGTCTCGGCAAAGCAGCTGCCTTTAAGTGTACAGCAGCAGCATCACAATCGTCAGCAAAACTATCGAGCAACTGTTTCTTAACGGCTGGGTTCGTCGTTGCAAGAATATCTTTAAATTCTTCTGCCTTGGCATCATACGCGAGTCCAAGCTGTTTCTTCGCTAACGCATATGTTTGCTTAGAAAGCACCTGTGATGAAAGGGATTTGCTCCATTCATTCCAGTTTCCTTCTTCATTAACAATATTAAGCGCCGATAGTTTCTCTTCTCCCGTTTTAGGATCAATATAATGCCGTTGAGCGCGAACAAGTTGATCATCCATTTTGATGGTTGCACCAAACGGATTTACCGGATCGCTCTCCATCTTTTTGAAGACTTTTTCCGATTTATCTCTCGTTTTATTTGTGTTGTAGATAATGTCATAGCCATCGGGAATATCGTCCGAGTAGACAGCCATGCCTTTCATGTACTTATTTCCGTCAACAGCAATTCGAACTTGAGCATAATTAGCATTACCAAGAGAAATATCAGGCACTCCTCTGCGAAGCTCAATCAATCCATCCTTTTGAACGCCCCCAGTTCCATCGGCATTCGTGTAATTCACATATACACGCTTGCTATCGATCGATACAGGAGGTTCCAACGCTCTGGCTCTAGTACCATTATCCTCCATATAAAAATTAGTCGGGAGACTGATCTTTTCTTTGTTATCGACAAGTTCTTTATACCCGACGTCATCTTTAGTCAAGACTTTGATACTTGTTTTGCGGTTCGTACCCATCTGATCGACCTGAACATATTGGATTTTGTATCCTTGCTGCTCAAGTAGAGCGATGGCTGTTCGCATTCTTGTGGAGCTTACTGGCATAGCAAATTGATGCTCTGTTCCGCTACCAACGTCGATGTATTTCTTTTCGTCTACCGCAGCTTTAAGTTGGTCGGCCAGCTCATTTGTCATGTTATTCCGCTCTTTAAGATGTGGATCGAGCAACGCGCGAACAGAACTTTCATTCTTGCCCATGCGTTTTCCAATAGCAACGTTGGAATATCCTTTTTCTTTCAACTTCCAAGCCATTGCCGATTCTTCTTTTCGGATCTCAGCTTTGGCGATAGACAGCTTGGCGCGAAGCTGACTGGTGGTCATTTCCATGCTGTCTGCGATCTGTTTCTCACTGAGTCCATTTTTCCGCAACTTCGTAACATGCGAAACAAAGTTTCCGTTTCTCTGATAGGGATTTTCGCCAGATCCCCAAGGATATCTTCCGCTATGTCGAGGGGTTCCGTAGTGTTCGAGCTCATCGGTTTCTTCCTGCCCAATAAGTTTTCGATCATCCATAACTTTAACCCTCCATAAGTTGCTTCTGGACAAAATCGCTTGCGTATACGATCTGGTCCATTACCGATAGTATTCTGTCTGGCTCTGGTTGTAGAACCTGAACATCGTTATTTTGGTAGATCCGCAATTCGACTTGTGTATGCTCCGGGTGCGCATCTTCGATCTCGCCATACTCTAAGAAGAACAGCGCGGCATATTGTTCGAGCTGCTTCATAGATACAGGGCTGATGCCTGTTTTAAGATCGTGAATTCGGAGAATATCATTTTCGAACTTAATCGTATCCGCTGTTCCAAAGGCCACTGAACTGTAAGCCAGCACGATTTCGGGGTCCATCCTTAGAGCGATGGCATCATTTACATAATTCATCAAATTCGGAAAAATATAATCGATGTCAATCGCTCGACGGGGAATCCGCTGATCTCGAATCAACGAAAATAACACGCCATTTTTTTCAGATTTGGTCAGCTTCATATGGGCTTGAATCCGATCCTTTGCATACAAATGAACGGCTGTCCCGAGTTCAGTGGCATAGTAAGCTTTGAGCTTGGCTGTCAGAATATCATTAAGATTATCTTTGTCTACCCAATGATAATTGCTTGGGCTGATGATGGCATGCTTGCCTTCAATCGCCAAATGCTGCTTGTAATGCACAAAGTACCTCCTCTTTGTTTTCGGGATAGATAAAACGAGCAAAGCTCAAATTATCCATTTTTGAAACATAATAGTCTTGGTTCGGTTGATGGCCTGCTTTGGCATCTTTTTTGCATTCGAGAAGCGCCCACTTATCGTTATAAAGAATAAGGAGATCGGGAAAGCCCTGAATATAATTTGCATCGGTTTTCAGGACAACGCTTCCGGGAAACATACTTTTCAGTTCTCGGATCAGACTGCTCTGAAACGCGCTCTCTTTAGGAGACATCCGATCTCCTCCTTTGCGAAAAATAAAAGGAGATGTTTCCATCTCCAACGATAGAATATAAAAGTCGTATTCTATCTCCTCTATTATAGCATATGTTTTCTACGCGAGGGTTATGCTCCAACAAAAGCCTTTTCATTAAAGTTCTTCTTCATTTTCAGCGTATTAGCAATCGCTGTATCGATCTTGGCTCGGCTTCTCAAATGGTAATAGTACAGATCTTTGTACGGAGTATTCATTCGGTCAATTCTTCCGGCTGCCTGAATCATAGTTTTATAGCTATAATTCTGACTGTAGAATATCATCGTGTCCGTCTGCGTACAGTTCCATCCTTCCGCACCCGCAGTATACTGGACAAGATACGCCCATCTTTTTCCGATAGGAATCTTTTCGTGTTTGTGGCCGTTCCATTCTCGCACTTCAACCTCATTGCTAAGGGCAGCCTTGAGTAAGCCCAGTTCATAGTCAAAGTTGTAAAATATAATGGCAGAGCCACGGGCCGACAGGATTTCCTGTACAGTATATATCCTGTCCATGTCTTCGTTGACCACTTTACGCAGCAAATAGCAGAGAGCGGCGACTTCTTGAATTGGCTCATTGGCATATGGGTTCCATCTCCTCTTCATGATCGTGTTGTATTTCTGAATATCATACCCCGTATAAATTACTTCATGATGCTGGACCGTATTCCTTTCAAAAGGCATTTCAACAATCAGTCGCTTGCGCAGCTGCTCAAGCCGCTTTGTTCCAACGTAACGATCAATCTGCGGATATTTAGCAAATCTCTTATAGATGATGTGCTCATTGACAAACTCCGTTCGATTCTTATAAAAGCCGTTAGCAATAAAAACTGGAATATAATCCGTCCAAGTATCGCCGGGTGTAGCGGACAGCAGAATCCAAAAGTTCTTCTTAGTAATTTTGAGGAATGCTTTGACCCATGCGCCGCTTCCAACAACTCGCTGTTCGTCAAATATAAAGAATGTATCTTCGACATTGACGTATTTCCCGATGTTGTTCCAGCTGTCTACGGTTACTTTTATGCCAGCCCTGCTCTCCTGAGGCAAAAAAGAAAGGCCGAAGAATCGGCACTCATCATCCCACTCGTGCGTATCGCGCTTCCGAGCAGTAGTGATGATATACAGATCCTTCGGCCTTACCGGATGCTCAAGGTTCTCGTCAAACCCACAGCTTTTCCACATGAAATATCCAAGAGAGGTTCTACTCTTCCCCGAACCCACGCCTCCGCAAAGAATGCAGCCGTCTCTCAATTCCTCAATCGCTTTTTGCTGATGAGGATATAAATCAGAATACGTCGTCATCTTCCTGATAATCGGCGTAGTCATCATCGAAGGTAGTTCGTTCGGCTCTCTGAACCGCTTGGAACTCATGGAGATATCCCTTCATGGTATAACGATCGCCATCGTAGTTAAAGCTTCCAATACGAAGGCTAATGCGTTCAAGGCGAATATCATCCAGAATGCCAAGCGTTTCAGCGGTCAAACGACGACATGCCTTCTTTCCGTCGAGAGACGAATAAAGCTTGATTGTTGGATCACGACGACCATCATTCGAGAACGAGACGTTGATGTTTGTCATGTAGGTCGGTTCTTCACCTTCCTCGCGTGCAGGCATGACACGAACGTTCCAACCATCGGCTCGAAGATCATCAGCCGCTTCCTTAGTCAGTACCAGATTGAACTGCGGTTTGCCAAGATTAAACCGGTCTTTCTCTCCCGCAAAATTCGTAAACATGATGCAGGCATTCTTCACCACAACATTTGTATATGGTCTGCCTTGATACATGCTATGCTCGATCTCGATTGTGCTCTCATTGACATTGTTGCCATTAAACGTTCTCATGCTTCTTCTCCTTTTCAAGCTCAAGGTACTTATTCAGATACCAGATTGCCTTTGAAATATCTTCTGTTCTGTTCTTCTTTTTATGACGATATAGGTACTTAAATGCGTTACAGACGCAGAAACTTTGCACAGCATCGATACCCTGCGTCTCCGCCATAATATCAATGCACTCAAACTTCCCGGTCTTGTAGTGTTCGGGGTGGTTTACATGCTCTTTAGCTTGGGGCAAATCCGAAAGCTTATTCATCCCTTGGCCCTCCGATGCTTTCTCCAAGGAACCATTCGATGTCACCAAATCTTGATAAGCTTGCAACTGCCTCATCGACCAGTTTTCGGTAATAGGATTCATCCACCGTGTCCTCCTTTTTCAGTTCCCGCAGAAATTCAGCTTCTCGCCATCTATAACCCTTGGTTCCCGTTACAGAATCGAACTTTTCGCCTGAATCCCGGACCAGTCTCGCACCGCCTGTTCCCGGAAGAACAGGACAGAATTGACCGCATTTACCAACGAATATCCGATTATGCTCGTCCTCTCCGAGATTCTCGTCGAAATCCAGATAGATAGCGGTCTTGACACTCTTGGTCTGACAATAATCGTTGAACACAATGGGTTCTTTCGAGAACAGGGTCTTGAATACATACGGTTCCGCAAACTGCTTGCCGGTCGCCGTCCACTGTCCAGGCGTTTCGGGATCATCCTCAGCCAATTTAGCAATATAAACTGCGTTGTTGACCAAACAGATTTTCTCGAAGATATGCTCAATCTCGAAATCGTACCCATACCGTTTGCCGAAAGCAATAATATCTTTCTGCAATTCTGGAGACGGATCAAGCACTTTAATCGAATCGGTCTTGATATGGATAACTTCTCCGCCACGCTCATGAACATAATTCAACAGGTCGATCATGAACAATGCACCGCGCTTGGCGACGATGTTATCAATATTACGCGGATCGTGGAACGCATTGTCGAAGTGTGCAGCGGTCAAACCGTATACCGAGTTAATCGCAATCTTGAGCGCCTGTGACAGCTGCTTTGCTTTGGCTGGGTCAGTCAAATATTTAGCCAGCTTTCCGTCAAACATCTTTCCGGCCTTCTCGAAATCCTTATGTTTGATCGCGATTCGAGTATTAAGCAAGTCATTGAATACCACGGTATATTGACCAAATAGATACTCGCTCGTAATACTATGCGGGTGCATACTGGCCACATCAAACGTAATTGTTCGACCATACATTCCGGGCTTGGCCCATACAAATCCTCCTTCACCAGGGTCAAAGCCGCCATAAGAGGATTCAACCTGTTCCGAGACACTAACCTTAATATCGGTTGCCGGTGTTCCGTTTAGAATTGCCGCCAGATATTTATCTAGACCTTGAAGACCTCTTTTAAAACTATTAAAGCTATACCCCGGGAAATACGGAAGATCACTTTTTGCTTCGCCGAAAGGCTCCCTCATCATATCGGGAAAGTTTACTTTAAGAAAATCCTTTTCCGGAGAATCATCCGGCAGTTGAATAGGATCTGCCAGATTGCGATAAATGAACGAACTTTGAGGATTCTTGACATTTCCGAATATCAGTCGAGCAGTCAACTGATTCGTCGTGTCATTCACTGTTCCGCCTGCGATATCTGCGAGGATCTCTCTAGCCACGAAATCCGCCTGCCGAGCATTCCAAACAGCCTCCGTTGCAATAACGTCGTTGTCACAATACTCAGCAACCAGCTGCCATTTGTCTTCGGGCACGGGCTGATCCCAAGGTAAGCCAAGCTCTTGATGGTGAATTCCAAGATCAATCTCGAATTTCTTCAAACTCTGCTTCGTGCTCGAAAAGTCATAGACATCCGTGTAACTTACATTGTATGCTTGCCCAAACATTGCATTTCGATCGCCAGAAATGATCGCCTGACTGATATCATAAAGTTCTTCGATGCTCTTTCCAAGATATCTGGCATAAAGGATATGATTATCATATCGACGACAGTTAAAACCGATCAGCTTCTTTTGCATCAGTTCCCCAACATCTTGCGGACTTGGGTTGATCATCCGAACACATTTACATTCTTTGCCCGGATACTTCCAGTTGACAAGGAAAAGATTCGGAAATACCTCGATATCAAAAAACACGAGCGGCTCTTCGGCGTAAGTGCCGGGCTCACTCGTGTCTTCACTCTTGTATTTCATTTTCATTGCGATCTTCGTGCATCGTTCGCTCTGATGCGTACTGCCCGCAGCAAAGGCCAGGACAGCAGGTTTCATGTCGCTCACGTCGTAGGCCATCCCGCTTTCGTAAGCCTTATCGAGAATATCATTGATAAGACCAATCGAGGAAGCGGTCGAGCCTACGATCTCTTTACGAAGATGGCGGTTAATCAATCGCCTCAGTCCCTTTTCGCTTTTGACAGCTTTTTCATTGACCATTGGCTTCTCCTCTTTCAATGGAAGTCCGCTCGTAATCGTGGCAATCGGAATATCATTACACTTCGTCAGCCTACGTCGGCAGCTGCTCTTGCCTGTGAACACTTTGACTTCGATGTTCGGCGCATAAAGCCGTTGAAGCTGCTTCGGGTCGCCTCCCTCATAAATATAATGCAGATGAATGCCCGCTCCGCCCTTACTGAACTCAGCATACGTTTTGGGCCACTTTGATGCCGCTTCGAGATTTCGCTCGACAGATTTCTCGCCTGAATCATCTTTCAGGTCAAAATCGATCACGATATGATTCTCAGGCAGCATGACATAATGCAGCTTATCCGTGCAAATATCAGCCAGAGTTGTCGTCACCTTGTCCCATGCGACAAGCGGCGTACCATCCTCAGTTGCGTATTGGGCAGGATAGTTCGCATAAGTATCATCCAGCAAAGATTCGGTGCAATCTAGTTTCAGCCACGATCCTTTTTCCTTTGGCGCTTCCGCCTTGGGTTGCTCTTCCGGTCGAAACTTCTTTCGGATAAATCCCGAATAATACTTTCGCACCTGCTTTCCATCGATACGCTCCATGTCGGCATAATGCTCAAAATAGTTCTTCAGCTCCTCTCGAAATTTGTACATCGGCAGCTTGGCTTCGGTTCCGCTATCTTCGCAATACTCCTTATACATCGCATAAGCAATTTTCAAAGTCGTGCAATCCTGCCGATCGAATATATCGTACTTGTCCTCGACGAAGTTAAAGAAGAAGTCTGTTTTATACATCATGTCCATTGGCCGATAGGCATTGTAATAGTCTTTTCCCATCTCCTTATAAACTTCAAGACAGTGATACGCAATCGCACCCAACTCGAAATCAATCTTACCCATCAAGTCCTGATAGCGGCTGAATGGTAACTTCCGTCCGCTCGGCCTTACGTCAATCAAACGACGGATGATACCGGATTTCGCATCAGTAATCTTGACAGGACGATTGGTCGCCATGAACAAGAAACAGTTTGCTCGAGCTGTGTAAGCAGACTTGTACTTCTCGTTCATGGTCATCATTTCATGTGAAACGATGGAGTTGAGCTTAGTATTATCCTCGATTCGGCTCAAGTCGCCGTCGTGCTGAATGGCAACAAGCGGGTTGTCTCTGAACGCTTCGGTAGCAAACTGGTTGTTATTGCTCGCGAGAGACTTGGCATCGAAACTTACGTAATATCCCTCAAAGAGTTTTTGGATGATGTTAAGGATCGTGCTTTTGCCTGCGCCCGCATCACCATAGAAGACAAGGAACTTTTGAATCGTAACGCTTTCGCCTGAAACAATCGCCCCAATCGCCCATTCGATCTTTGCCCGTTCATCCGGATCGTAGAGCGTCGAGATGATTTCATCGAACGCTTCATAGTTTCCGGATTCAAGCGGATAAGAAAGCGACTTCGAAATATAATCCGTCTTCTTAACCGGCGTATTTGCAAAAGTCAGTTTACTGTCGAGCTGGTGACTGTTGTCGGACAGGTTGCCCACATAACTCTGAAATATCTTCCATGAATTTGTGGAGTAGTCCATCATCGTCCGTAACCGTAGCGTGGCCTCGGGAAATATCTTTCGGGTTTCGTCAACCTTGGCTTCAATATCCTTGTCAACAAGACGCTGTACGTCATAACTATCCGTAGTCCATAACCCGCGCTCTTCATCCCAAATCGCGTAGAAGTCTTTGCCTCGAATCATGAGGTCTTTGCTTTTGCAGATTCTAAACTCCGGATAGATCTCGACGACATTCTTTTCCTTCGGAACAGTACGCGTCCTGATTTGACAAAAGTCCATGCCGTAACCTCCTTTCTCGGCTCGCTCTTTTGTGATTAGCGTTGTGACAGTTGTGCAGTTTTTTACACAGTTTATAAACTTTTATATAAAAACACTATTCCCCAAAAAACTTTTTAGTAGTAAAAAACTGTAAAACTGTAACAGACCCCCATTTTTTCTAATAATATCTAGAAAAATGCTGTTACAGTTTTGGATTTTTGGGCTTTCAAAACTGTAACACTGTTACAGTTTTCTGTAACACTTTTTCCGTTTTTCGTTAAGAAATCTTAACGCTAACAGCAAAAATTTTTCAAAACCTCGAAAACGCGTTTCAAAACTGTAACAACTGTTACAGTTTTGCTGAAGGAGTATCTTGATAAAATTCATTCAAAAGCACTTCAAATGAGCTATGCGAACCGCCTTTGTAGACTACAAAAATCGAACACTTATAATAGCTGTCGAAATCGGGCACTAAAGCAATGCTTTCGAACGCCGGGGCGCTTCTCGAATCGACTGTCCAAATCGATTTATTACACCCTGTCGGCGTTTGCCGCTCCTCGACAATCTGAGATGCACGATCGTTCAGAGGTTTTATATTGACCTCGATAACTGTACTGTCAAACTCAATCGGTAGCCTATTTAACCACAGCCAAAGTCTCTTATCCCGTTCACTTATCATCTTCAAATCTCCTTTGTAATGCTGTCGCCATTTTTACCTGAAACTCGAATCAGAACGCCCGGAATGTCCTCTCCCTCGGCAACTCTGATCGTAATGATCGCCATGCTGGGATCTGCCACCGAGCTGTTAAACATATCCGTCGCAGACACTTTAAGACGCTTCTCTACGTCGTCCATCTTATCCAAAATATCAGTAACGTTCATTATTCTTCCTCCTTGAAAACGTCTTCTTTCTTTAGAGTGAACTTTTGTTCGCCGCCGAAGGATGGAAAGTAAGCGGTAAAGGTGTATTCTCCATGACCGTTATCTTCCATATAGAAGCTTTGACACGGATCGTAATCATATTTCTTTCCCGAACTATAAAAATCCTCAATGTATCCCCGCATATCAGTCGAAGCAATTTCTGTATGATACTTCTCAGGACCTCTATATTTTGGCCAACTGGACGTGGATTCAGCAGCTATCGAATATATATTTTTAGGATTGACTCCAACTTCTTTCTGAATTGCTCTAACAAGTCGAAGCACTTTGTTGATACACCGCTTCTCCTGATTAGTCATACTTGGTCTCTCCTTTCAATCTACCGAAAATGTCACAGACAATCGAAAGTCTCCATCAACCACGCTTGTGCCTGATACCAAATCTCCACTCTTCGCTGATCTTCTCGCGGTCGTTTAAGCGGAAACAGTCCGCCTCGCCCGCTGTACTCATACAGCCGTTCAAGCAAGACATTCAGGATATCCTCCACCAGGTCTTCCGTCCGCCAATCCTCAAAAGCCTCGTCATCAAACTGAATCAATCCAAGATTATCGAGCATCCGCCAGAAGAAATATCCATCGGTGAAGTTCGGTTCATCGTCCACCATAATATCCGTAATCCGCTGACTAAGTGCAACCAGCATTTCCAAAACGGAGCACGGCCCTAAGTCTGCCCAGCGTACTCCGAAGTACATGCCGCGCAGCTCAAGGCCATGCTCTTCCAAGTTTTCATCATGCGGAACGATTCCGATAAACTCCCGATTCATCAAAATATCAAAGAGCCTATCGTAGGTTCGTCCGGCAGGGGTTTCTCGTTCAATGAAACGACGAAGCCATCTTACATACGCTTCACGCTCCTTTTCCGTCATCGTAAAACATCACTCCTTTTACAGTTTCGTAAATGTCACATTGATAATACGTGTTGGCCACATATTGATAAGACTACGATTATAATATCGATCAATTCGGTCCGCACGCCCACATTTTTCAAAGTATACTTCGATTGTTCGATTATATGACGGCCCAAGTTTTCGGTGCTTCTTTGCCCAATATTTTCGTTTGTCCTCTCTCATCATCGCTTTGGCATAGCGTCTGGGAAATGATGGGTCTCGGGGATTCACTATATATCCAAGACGAAGGCCTTCACACCATCTTCTTTGATACTCTGCTTTAGATTTCATAGCTAATGCTCCTTCCTTAAACCTAGAACTTCTTCACGGCTTAACTTCAACACTGGGGATAACATCCGTGTGGAAATAGAGCTTGTAATGGTAGGGATCGGTATACATTCCTGTAATATCTTCTACCACGTACATAGTATACGTATTCAGATAGATATAATTCTTTTTATACGAGTTCGGTCCAATTTTTATAGTCACGACAAGTTCTTCGCTCGAGTTGTTCGAGATGGACATCGCACCTTCGCACTCAAGAATGATCTTGTCCGTTCGAGCGTTATAGACCGTAATTTTTCGCTGCGACTCAAAGTAGTCGGCCTGCTTGCTAATGTTGGCATTAACCTTGTCCGCTTCACTGCATCCCGTCGTAAGGAACAGTGCACCAGTCAGCATACCCGCAAGAACGAAATTTTTAATTTTCATAACAAATGCTCCTTCTTTTTAAAGAATATTAACTATTGCAGACAGCAAGAAAACACTTCATGTAAAACTCATTTAACGGACAATCCTCATATTTTGCAAACGGACACTTCTCACAATCATCTCCGGTTACCTTATGGTCCAAACAAAAGGCATTCAAATTATCTATTAGTTCTTGTATTCGTTTCTCAGTGAGATCCATACAACGTCACTCAACCTTTCGTTGTTCTGAGAAGTAATATTCTACAAGATCATAGCCTTTAGGTTTTACTCCCGTAAGCTCGATCTCGCAGAAAGCCCAACTGCCGACATTTTCGTAATTCGGAAAGCAGTCATAATAGTCTCCACCACCGCGTCCGTTACCGCAGGCGGTTAATAGGGGCAGTGGGTGGATGCACACATCACATGTATAGGGTTTCTCAATAAATCGCCCGTTCTTATATCGCCTCCATTCTCTTCGTTCAGTCTGCCATTTGTTGCCCTCAATATAACTTTCAAAATCAACATATTCTTTTGTCGTATGGTTGACGAGATAGCGACGACGATTTCGCATACTCACATGTGTATAAGGTCTTGGCGTAACATAGAATCGATCTCGCTCATTGCCCCACACATTCCTATAGATTTCATTGAAGTCGTCTTGAGAAATATATCTTGTATAGGCTCCTTCCCATGGATCATCGGAATAATCGCCAATCCACGCAAGCTTCGTCGGTTTCTTCCAGATTTGGGTACATACAGCGCTTACAAATTTGTTTCCAATATAAGAGTGCTCCATCAATTTCAAGCCACTATCATAGTCATGCGAATACAACGTAGAGATCGCCCCATCTTTGGCAATCAGTGTCGGCATATAATATTGGCCCATAATGTCCTCCTATATAGTCCTTATGTACCTTTATTCCCCCAACACAACCTGATGATAGCTCTGATGAATTCTCGTCACCTCATAGTCGCAGTGCAGCTTCTCATTGCGGATATACATTGTTTCGCTGTCTCCGCTCAATTCAGCCGCTTCTGCTCCAAAGTGATCCAGAGCATCGGCACCAATCAACGATTCCACGTCGTTAATCATCTCGTCTTCATCGTTTGCCAGAATATCATCCACCGCATAATATGTCAGTGACTCTGTGTCATACCTTTCCGGATACCCTGCATCGAAGTCATCGATCGAGATCATATGAGGTTCTTTGAGCTCTTCCAGGAATTCCTGATCAATATCTTCTTCCTCTTCAAGAGACCTGATCGGCGTAATTTTGCTGTAATCAACCATTTGTGCCTCAGAAGTGCCCTCTACAGGCGTTTGAAGGGGGCTAGGAGCGTTTTGAATATCATTCGTGGTAGTTCGTTCACCTTGGATCTCGATCACATCACAAGCGCTATTATTTGCTTCTACAAGCATCACTTGACGATGCTTGTAAAGTCGATTTCCGAGGTATGCAAGTCCAATGCTTCCACCAATGATGGCTGCCAGCTTCAGAATTTTCGTCTTCATTGCGATTTCTCCTTAGTCGTCCATCAAATCAAAAATACTGCCTCTTACGTTGAAGTCTAGAATGATCGCATCTTCCTGACCATTGACGAAACGATACGAGCCATCTTTGGTGAACAGACCAAAGTCCACATAATAATCGGCATCGTCACAATCAGCAGCGCCTTCAGCCGGAATATACCAGCCAACCACAGCGCCAGCTTTTGTTGCATCGAAACCAAGAGCTTCATAGACTTCGTTTAGGAACAGATATCCGCCGTGCTCATGATTGCGCCTGGCAAGAAGCTTGTCGTTCATCTGATTCTGAACCTTTTTAAGGAACCACATATTATAGGAGGATTCTCCCTGCCAATAGTCGTTCCCCTTCTCAAATACCTTTGCATACATTGAGTAGTCGTTAGGATTTTTGCAAATATCATTCCGTTTTACAACGGTGATTTCTTTGGTCTCGCCCTTCTCATCCGTAACCGTCTCTTTGATCAGTTCCTCCGCTTTAATACCGTGCAGGAATCGCCAATCCGCTTCTTCACCGAGTTCTTCCCGGACGTTTCCGCGATAACCGCCAAACGCCTTCGTTGTCGCAGTCAAAGCAGCTGCTGTAGCCGCATAACGCTGAGCCATCATGTGATGACCACCCAAGAAGCAGGCCATACTCGCAGCGTACAATCCCGCAGCCGGAGCATATACCTTAGCCAAATCAACGCACATAATCGCCTTGGCTTTCAGAATATCATTTCTCTTGTCATCTTCGGTATAAGTCTGACCGTCAACGACACAACTGTCAATTCGAGCCAGATGCGTTTCCTTTTTGGCGAAAATATCATCCACCTTCGTCGTGCCTTTTGCCGTTTCATATAGAGCTGCCGCACCAGTAACCACACCTGCGCCCATCAGGATTTGCGGCATATGCTTATAGATAACAAGACCGGCTCGAGAACCGAACCGGCGAACAACCTTCATTCCATTTTTGACAAAACTGAGATTCATTTTGTGCTCTCCTTTCAAATATCATGCCGAAGCGTAGTAGTTCCATTTACGTACAGTTCCGGGATAGCCGTCTCTGATCTTCATGGGAGAATATCCGATGAGTTTACACAAAGACGACCCTTTTATATACACATTACAGCGCATACACCCAACTCGATAGTCCTCAAAATATGTTCTTTTAAGAGGCTCCGCATCTCGAGTTGTGATGATTGCAGTAGCTCTTCCGCCACAAAACGGACACGGAGCTAACATAGTGCTCTCCTTTCAAATATCAGTCATAAAACCCGCAAGCCTTCTTTGTTTCGATGATTCGAGCTCGCTGAGCCATATTGATACGTGAAACTTCCGTGGCAGCTTCTCTCTTAACTCGGATGCTCTCTGCCCAATTTAGATAGGCTTGACAGTTCGGTTCGACACAACGATCTGCGCAATCTCTCGTGCAAGGGCCCTGCTTATATGGAAATATCATTTAGTCCTCCGTCAGTTTGTATTCCATACTCGTGATAAAGCGCACAGTCGGCTGATCTTTTCGGAACATTCCTTTCTGGGTACTGTATACTCGGTCTCCGCATTCAGGACAGTTACAGGATGCCATCGGTTTACCGCATTGAACGTTGAACTCTTCCACAAAATCATAGCGGCCATCGAATTGAGACGCATAGAAAAGTGTTCCGCAGTTAATGCAGTGAAACAAATACTCGCTGAGATACTTGTGGGAATCCGTTTTCATATGCTTATTCCTCCACTTTAATGTCGTCGAAGATAACCGGAATCGTCTCCTGAAGTTCTTCTAGCAGCGGAATCATGAGAGCACGCATCTGAGGATGAGCACCCTTAGCCGTTCTGAGCTTGAGAATATGTCGCCACTCTGCGTAGTTCGTTGTCATCACCAGTTTTGTAGCGAGACATAGGGGAAGAACACAACGAGCGTCCTCGGGTTTGAGGCCTTTCTTAAGGAGTGTCAAATAGGTATGTTCCGCCATAACGCAAGCATCCGCCCATATACTAGCTTCATATGTAAAAAGATCGAGAATCCATTCCGGTTGCACAAAAGTCAACTCATTACCGAACTTATCCTTGCTGTAATTACAATATCTTGTGGACTCCTGAGCGAAGCTGCACAACCTATGGCGCTCCAGCTCATTCGCAATCGCTCGGTCCGTTGTGAATTCAACGCTCAAGACAGAGTGCTCGAGCATAGCTGTATGGCCGAGAGTGGTCAGCATCTCCTTAATCTTCTGATCGCTGGAACCGTCTTCGGTGATTTTGTCTTCGCTGCGATAGCATGTTCTGGCAGCTTTTTCGATGACGTCTCCCGGATTCCAGAGAATGCGATAAGACTGCTCAATAATTTTCATTTAAACACCTCGCCGAACATAGGCTTGATACCCCATATAGTCGATAATCGCTTTGGATTCGGAGCGCGTAAGCAAAACATATCCTTTTGCATTTAGGATCAGTTTTATATCATCAATGCTCATTTCCCCGATAAGTTCCTTAAGCATTTTTTGCTTATTGAATCGTTCTTTGCTTGACTTGATATAAGGATCGTAATCATCGATAATAGCTTTCTTTCTGCAATTATATTCTGCTTCAATCTCAGCGAGCTCCGTTTGCATTGTAGCACGAAGTTCACCTTCAGTCATACTAGACAGCTTCTCATGGGAAATAGCGATAACATGTGCATCTTTATTCATTTCGAGTTATCTCCATTCTTTTTATTCAGAATCTCATCAAAATAGATTGTGAACACAGCGATCACATCTTCCTCCGGCATTTTACGAATTGTTTGAGCAAGATCTCTTCGGGCGTCATTCCGAGCTTCTTTGGCCTCTGCGTTCGCGATGTAGGGTTGAAAATCAGCGAAAAGAGCGTCAGTATACGCTCTTGATTCTCTTTCGCGCCTTAGAAGTATCTCGTCTCTAATTCTCATAAAATCCTCAGACGACCAGTTGTCGACGACTTCGCGCGGATATCCTTTTCCATCAATAACGATTTGTTCCCCATTACATCTTTCAACGATGATCTTATCCATTACCACTCAACTTCCTTTCCGAGCAGCACTTGCTCACACGCCATTTGAATTGAAATATCACGAGAAATCCCCTCGTCCAGCCAGCGTGAGGTCAAAGCAATCGCTTCCTTAATATATTGCTTATCTTCGACGCTTCCCGGATCGAGGGGAACATGATTCAGTTTTGCCCATTTGCAAATATCTTTAGCTTTGACTGGTTTGGCCATCGATGCGCTCCGTTTCTGTTCCAACAGACATGAATTTTTCAAAATCGTCCATACAATCCATGCAAAGATCCCTTTCTTTCTTGTCCAAGCTCCTAGCCCACGTAATTAAGAAATGGCCATCGTGCCGGGTCCCACATGATTCCGAGAAACGCCATGTCTTTCCGCATCGATCGCATTTAGTCACCTTCATCTTTTTAGTCCTCCTTTTTATTCGAATACTTTTCTTCCAGCTCATCAATCCCGTTCCCCATATAGCAAGCTTTATAATCGAGCTCGTATTTGATGCAGTCGATACAGACCAAAGCATATTCCGCAGCACGCTTGAGTTCTTCTTTGGTAGCACCCATTTTAGATATACGCTCAAACAAATGAATAGCTTTTCCGATAAGAATTTTGTGATAGTGCTCCGTCATCTTTGGAAAATCAGGCATATCGCCGACCCATTTGGTCTTATAGTCGTCAGAACCAATGATGCCAATAATCTTTCGAAGAGTCATACTAGTCGAAATGCTCATACTCATATCCTCCTTATTATCTGGATAGTTTCTATATATTCCGAATAATTAGGAAATAGCACTCATCTGTCTTTTCTTTTCAGCCCATCGCCTAGCTCCGTTGCAGCGATGAGTTAATGAATTTTCAGACATTCCAAGCTTTGCCGCAATCAAGGAATCCGGCCAGCCTTTGGCTCTATATTTTTCCCGCTGCATCAAAGTTTTAAAACCATCACGTTGGAGGCTAAGAGCACTCAAATATCGAATCCTACATCTTGGCATATCCATAAGCAATGACAGTTCTTGTTCCGAATATCCCAGTTTTCTGAGCTCACGAACTTGATTATGGAAAGTTTTCAAACTTATGCCCTCCTCACACAGCTTCAACTCTAGGCATTAGAATCCGATATCCGCCCGGAACAGATTCATAATTCGGATAACCGCCACCGAAGGACTTCCATCCCCACTTGCGATCAGTATACTGACTGGGCACGCCAACAGTACAATAAAAGTCATCCACCGTTACATACCCATACATCTGCATAAGGTCTTCAAGTTTTCGGCAGACACTTTCCGCCTCTTCTCGAGTGCCGACAACGATTTCATCAGGCGTGACTCGTCTCGGTCGCTCTCCAACGTTTCCCCTCGTGCCATAATCATACATGGAATTATACGGCATGTTATTATTTCGTACTGTCGTGCTGCCTGTCTGGCCTCTTCCACGCGTTCTCACAGGCTGTCCGGTAAGCAGCGTCGAAACTAGATCGATCACGCTATCCGCAAACATTTTCTTCGCTGATGGAATGAAAATATCAAAGACCGCATTCGTCAACCGATCCTCGATGCTGCCGTCAAAGATGTTATCCATAATGCGCTGGCCAAGTCCCGGTTTTTTGACTGTTACATTGCCGGTTGTAACCGGTTCGACCTTTTTAGGTTCGGCCGGAAGGTTAGTCTGCTGATTATTTTCTTTGGCGGCATTTGAATTATTCGGGTACATGGGAACGCCACGGTTCTCACTCATCTTCTTCCTCCGTTCCGGCAAAGGCGGTCTGGAGAATATTGATCGCATTCGCCGCTTCGTCAACCACATTGTCTGTCGTGGATTGGGTTGCCTCTGTAATTGCTGCAACGATAGCCAAGCTCGCGATGCTTACGCAAGCCTTCGATAATCCCTTCGAGTTGGGCAGAACCATTTTGATTGCGCCGCAGATGATTGTCTCGATGCCGATTCCAACCACGAGATTGACGATGCTTTTCACGTCCTCAAGTTTCATTTGGTGCTCTCCTTTCCAATATAAACCTCAGTGCTCATGGCGACCGGGATCGATGTAGTTGTTAATCACGATGGGCGCATTCTTACCAGATGAAATATCTTCTTTTTTTCGCTGACCCATCTCAAATGCAAAAACAACGCCAAGAATAACGATCTCGATCAAGGGCATAAAATCATCGAGTGTCTTTTTTCCGCTTTCCTTGGCGGTTTCGATCGCGGTCTCAGTGGCCTTAGCCGCGAATTTCTGCGCCACCTTCTCAAAGAACAAGAATATCCTCCTTTCGTAAACGGCGAAAAGAAAGGGAAGATGCTAAGTAATTCTTAACATCCTCCCATTGAGCAGGTTCTCAAATATCATTCCATTAGCTGACTGTATAGTCGTTGTCATCGTTGCTGTCGCCATGATCCTTACCACCAGCAATCGCAAAAGCCAGTACTGTCAAGCCCGCACCCGCAAGAGCAGGCAAGACGCGATTACACATAAAGTTCTTCACGCCCGCACCCGTAATCTTCGGTTTGCGGAGCTGCGGCTTAGTCTCCTGCACCTGTTCGGTCGCGGTTTCCTGAGCAACAGTCTGATTCGTCTTTTCCATAAGTCAAATCCTCCAATAAATTTTATTTAAGAGTTTCCTCTCTATCATAGGCCTTGCATTTTCTGCGAGGGCAAAACAAAAGAGTCCACGTTTTCGTGAGCTCTTTTGTTGATGGATTATAGTCCTCCCGTTTTATCGATATGCTCATAAGTCGCTGCAATCTTATCATAAAATTCTTTGTCGTGCATAAGCTTTTTGAGCATTTTGTATGATACGATCATACTAGCTAATCCCCATGTGGCAAGCAACGATTCTGAAATCGCAAAAAGAATTTTCAGCAGTTTCAACATAATCATTTCTCCTTTCGAATATGCAGACTAAATCCGTCTACTATACCGCTTGTATTTTTCGCGAAGTCCACGAACTTGTAGGAACATATACTTCGCCAAAGAAACTTAATAGAATGTCAAGGATTCCTTTCTCATAAGCATTGAAATGCCGGGCAGCCAAACCATCTGTTACACCGTCATCTTTGCTGCTGAGGAATACAGCGATCGTATGCTCGTTATCAGCAATACCAACGTAGAAAAGATCATTCTCCAGCAGAATATGAGAGTCCCGACGAAACCACTTATCCTGTTTATAAAAAGAGGCAAATCGTTCTTCGATCTCCCGAAATGCATCTTCCAGAATATCAGGCTCATAATCGACATACCATTGGGCAGCATGATCACCCGAAGCATAGTAATTACCTCGTCCCATAACGCCTCCCGAAAAACGAAAGAGGCCGTGAAGACCTCCTTCTGTCGATAGGTTTAGAACATTGCTGGATATACCGCAATCATTCCCCACAGGATCACATTGATGAGCAGCGTCCCGATCAGTGCTCCGACATTGGCACCCATCCAGAAATAATTCTTTTCTTTTTGCGTGCAAGTCAGGTCGATCTCGTTCTCATCAACTTCCCTGTAGAAGAATTTGTAAAGTTTCTCCATCATGGCAAAACACCATCCTTTCATTATAGGCCGTGCTATTTCAGCGAGCCATAGAGGATGAGTCTATCTGCTTCGAAGGATTTTCGCACATCGATAATGCGCTGATTCGAGCTGCCCCGCCACAAAAGCGAAATATCTTTCTTTTCTTCCATAAATGGGCCATCTACGAGGACGTCAATGTACTTCAGCAGCATATGCATATGGCCACGTCGACAATCATCCATCAGTTCTTCCCACGTATATCCAGTCCAGCACCAAATATCCTGCGTAGGCGACTGCCTATGCTGTTTAATGTCATGCGCTATAACGCAAAGCATAGTCTCGTTTTCTTTCTCGAAAGGTTCTCCTCCAAGAAAGCTGAATCCGTCGTGATTTTGAGATTCCGAATAGACTATGATGGCCTCTAGCATTCTATCGGTGACGGGCTGCCCATACTCAAAATCCTGCGCCGCGGGGTTAAAGCATCCGGGGCATCGCCTTCTGCATCCGCTGACCCAAATGCTCATTCGGATTCCCGGTCCATTAGCAACATCATAAGGAACGATCTTTGCGATTTTCATTCTACACCGCTTTCTGCCAGCTCAACCGGCACACCGTCTTTATATACACCGTCTGTATACCATCCGTCGAGGAATTCCGCACTCGGCTCAATGTCATAGGTGATCTGGTAGAGACTCTTACCATTCACGTCAACATCCAGCAATTCATGCGAAATATCAATCCAACAGAATCCTTCCGTGACCGACCATCCGATCATTTGGGATTCTGGCGTTACCGGGATTCCCAAGAAATATAAGAATTCGCTCAAAGAGGCATATCCGCGCAATACAAAGTTTCGGTTAAAATGGTATTCGGCATCCATAATTTCCCGTTCGTATCGCTCAAATGTCTGATGGGTCATGGGTTCGATGAACATAAATTTCCCATCTGGGCAATCCAACGCTTGACGATGATACCCCGGATCGCTTCTTGTTATTTCAGCACGAACCTCTTTATCGAATTCTACGCCTTTTTTCTCAATGACTTTCGCTCGATAATCGGAATATGTCTTGGCCGCCCCTGCATATAGAGCTGTCAATGCCGCAGCTTGCTTTCGGCTAATCGCGTTGCCACCCATGATACAGCTGATGGATGCCGCCGCAGAGACCGCAGTTGGAATATATGTCTTCGCGATATCCAATCCCGTCGGATCAATCCCGTCGGCATACATGTCCGCCACATCCATTGTTGCTTTTGCGCTGGCTACGGCTGTCGTTACTACGCCTACGCTACCGAGCACACTTAAGATGGTAGAGGCATGTCGTTTTGTGAAGCGGACCAGATACCAAAACGTTTTAGACATAGAAGCTCTCCTTTCAAAATGTGGCTTAAAATTACTCGCTTACGTCAAAACCACTATGAAGCTCTGGTCAATCCCAAACTGACGCCGACACAGCTTCAATTCTAGGCATTAGAATTCGATATCCACCAGGAACAGATTCATAGCTTGGACAGCCGTCACCGAAAGACTTCCAGCCCCACTTACGGTCAGTGTACTGACTGTGAACGCCAACGATACAATGGAAATCGTCCACCGTCACGTACCCATACTTCTGCATAATATCCTTAAGTTCTCGGCAGACGCTCTCCGCCTCTTCTCGAGTGCCAACAACGATCTCATCGGACGTAACTCGTCTTGGTCGCTCTCCAACGTCTCTCCGCGTACCATAATCGTACCTGCAATGATCCAATTTGGTATACGCGTCAAAGTACATCGCCTGTGCATCTCCATCATAGGTAACCTCGAACATAAGTTTGTCCGGTGTCGGTGCGGCGAGAATAATTTTATGATTTTGGAGCGTCTTGCATTGCCATATAACGAAAATATCCGTCCATTCGATAGGCTTTTGATGATGCTCGGCAAGATAGTCAGCAACCTTTTTCTTCGCTTCAACCATAAAATCGTAACTAGTCATGTTTTTATACCCTCCTTTTAAATACGTCTTTTTATAAATCACTTATGCACGAGATAACGCCGATGAGCCATCCGATGACGAGTAAAATGACGAATACTACAGGATCAAACTTCACAATTATGTCACCTCCATCTAATGCTATTTCCATTTAAATGCGAATCCAAAAAAGAAACCACTAAGCCATACCAGTATGACACCTACTCCTAAAGCAAATCGGTCAATCATCACTAAAAATCGCCTCCCAAATCGCCATACATATCCATGCTAAAACAAATGCCTCAATCCAGCTCATCATAAGTGCATCACCCGATCTCTAATTTCAGCCGTTCGTCCCTGATTCCAGAACTGTGTACCGATATAGCCGCACGTTCGTCTGGCAACGTTCATTGTCTTTTGATCTCGATTACCACATTTCGGGCACTCCCAAATCAACTTTCCATCCTCCTCTACAATCTGGATTTCGCCATCGTACCCGCATTTTTGGCAATAGTCCGATTTTGTGTTGATTTCAGCGTACATGATATGGTCGTACATATACTGAATCAATCGGATTACTGCAAGAACGTTATTATTCAGATTCGGAACTTCGACGTAGCTGATGGCCCCGCCGGGACTGAGTTTCTGGAACCGACTTTCGAAATCGAGCTTTGTGAAAGCGTCAATCGGCTCGCGTACATTAACGTGATACGAATTGGTAATATAAGTGTGGTCGGTTACTTCTTTGATAACACCGAATCGCTTGCGTAAGCACTTAGCGAATTTATACGTCGTGGATTCAAGCGGGGTTCCATACACGCTATAGTCGATATGCTCCGCTTCACGCCACTCCTTACATTTATCGTTCAATCGCTTCATGACAGCAATTGCAAACGATTCACCACTAGGCTTGGTATGGCTAACGTTCATGAAAGCTTGACAGCATTCGTACAATCCTGCATATCCGAGCGAAATCGTCGAATATCCATTATAAAGAAGTTTATCGATTGTTTCGCCATGCTTTAGTCTGGCCAGAGCACCATGCTGCCAAAGGATCGGAGCAACATCGGACACCGTTCCCTTCAGCCGTTCATGTCTGCAACGCAAAGCACAATGACAGAGCTCAAGTCGTTCGTCAAGGACGGTGAAGAAATCTCTCTCTTCTTTAATAGCAGTGAGCGCAACATCTGGAAGATTGATCGTAACGACGCCTTGGTTGAAACGCCCATAGTATTTCGGCTTTCCATTCTCATCCTTATAAGGCGTGAGGAAGCTTCGGCAACCCATACACGGATAGCAGTCACCCTTCAGTTCCAGCATCAATTTCTCGGAAATATAATCCGGAACCATTCGTTTAGCCGTGCACTTGGCTGCCAATTTCGTCAGATAGAAATACGGAGAATCTTCATGAATGTTATCCTCCTCGGTTACGTAAAGCAGCTTGGGAAATGCAGGGGTAATCCAAACGCCGGACTCGTTCTTTACTCCCTGAATACGCTGATTCAGCATCTCCTCGATAAGCATAGCGAGGTCCTCTTTTTCTCGTGGATTCTCAGCTTCATTCAGATACATCATGACCGACAGGAAAGGTGCCTGCCCATTCGTTGTCATCAATGTAATGACTTGGTACTGAATAGTCTGAATACCCTTCTGAATTTCTTTTCGGAGACGACGTTCCACGATATTATCAACATACAACTCGCCACCCGGAATGTTATAGTCGAGCATCTCCTGCATAACTTCTTTACGAATTTCCTGTCTTGAAATATCAACGAATGGAGCCAGATGTGCAAGGCTGATCGTCTGTCCACCGTATTGGTTAGATGCAACTTGTGCAACAATCTGCATGCCGATATTACACGTGGTCGAGAAAGTATGGGGCTTTTCGATCTTCACACCACTAATGACTGTTTCCTTTTGGAGCATGTCTTTAAGATTAACCAGACAGCAGTTGTACATATGTTGAGCGAAGTAGTCCTTGTCATGCACATGAATAATGCCCTGTCTATCCGCCTCCACAATGTCCTGAGGCAGAAAATATCTTTCTGTCAGATCTTTAGAGACATATCCGGCCATATAGTCTCTCTGAACACTGTTGATGACCGGATCTTTATTGCTGTTTTCCTGAAGCGCTTCTTCGTTTGCCTGATCGATTAACGACAGAATCTCAGCATCTGTACTGTTTCCTTTACGAATTTTCTCTCGATTATAGCGATAACGAATATAATCTCTAGCTACGGTCGCATAGCCGTTTTCCATCAGCGCATCTTCGACCATATCCTGAATTTCTTCGACATGGGGCGCTCGACCAAACAACGCGCATTGATCCCCTACACTGTCCGCAATCTTGGCAATATCATCGAACGGTATTCTGTCTTTGCCCGCCCGAGTAATTGCTCCGGCAATCTTTGTTGCGTCGAACTCGACTTCAGTTCCGTTTCGTTTGATGACTTTCATTTAAAATATCCCTCCCGCATATTTGTAACTCGGCCGCCTGTAATTTCATACAAAGTAGCTCTCTTAACGTGGTCTTTCCAACTCTTTGGAGCTTCTTTTTCCCGAATATCAAAATCAACTTTTTCGGTTTTGCTCCACTCTTTGAGTGTATCGATAATCTGGACGTAGCCCATGCCTGGTCCAGCATATTCCATATAGATTCTGGGATAGCTGTCGTCCGGATCGATGCTGCTGTAAAGCCTCATCGTATTGTCGAAATCTCCGAACCGCTTCAGAAAAGAAGAAAGGGGGATGAACTGTTTCGGATCATCCGCCCAAGCCTGAATTTCAAATTCCCTTTGCACGTTTACTCGACACCTCCACGCATACACCATATAAACACAGAACAGTACAAGCCATACAATCATAAGTGCCACCATTGCCGCATCCATGATCAATCAACCTCGCTTTCCAGAATCGCTTCATAATATCGCAGTGCCGTTCGAAGAACCGCCGTTTTACTCATTGTTCCCAGCTCCATGCAGTGGGTGAGAATATCTGCATCCTTTTCGGTCAGATAAAAACTTTCCCAGCCTGCTGTAACAGGGTTAATGTAGTCATTCTTTCCAGCGGTGGAAGAGACGATAGAACCATGAGTGCTCATTCTCCCATCTCGCTTTCTCAATCAGTTTGTCGAGTTCTGTTTTAGGTCTTCTGAAGGGAGCGCTCTGCACCATACCGGGAGCCACGTATTTTTCATAATACTCCCAATACTCTTTTGTTCCGTAGAATTGCTCATATGGCTCCTTGATCTTTGTAATGCTGTTTTCCTTCAGCAAGCCATTAACTCGAAAGATCACCATAGCGCCATCAAAGGACACTAAATCCACTTCGGGGCTTACTATCCAAATCGAAGTCCACGATTCCATAAGGAATACCATCCTCCCTCATGCCGGTCGTGATATAGGGTTCAACTTTCGTCGGGCTTCCCCAGCCTACTTCGTCGCCCATATTGTTCGGCGTCAATTTAGGATTGTCCAGCGCTTCATAGTAGTCGTTTAGCGAAGCATAATAGCTTCCAAGGATTTTGTAGTTGACATCGTTAAATGCTTTCATGATCCGCTCATAGGTAGACCAGAAATATCTTCCGCTGTACGCATCGAAGAACAAAGATTCTCCGTCATGACTTTCTTTGGTCATCGCGGCAAACTGATTGTTTTGCCTTTCTGCCCGCTCTTTCGCCACTTCATCCCGAATCTCTCGTTCCTTCTTTTCGCCGATTGTCTCGATTACTTTCGAACGATAATCTTTTGCCATGTTCTCGGAAAGGTTCAGGAGCGTTGTCAACGCGGCAGTCCGCTTCTTCGAAATATCATTGGACTTAAAACCACAAGCAATGCTCAGAGCAGTTGCCGCTACAGTCGGAACATACTCCGGTGCGACAGTCTTGATCATCTCGACCGTACCTTCCGGCTTCTTTTCATCTACCAGCCGAACCGCCTTGACCGTTGCTTCGCCGCAAAGCACAACAGCAGCGATGGTTCCAATCGAGCTTGCCACTGAAAGAATCGTGGAGGCATGAGTCTTTCCAAAATGCCTGAGAACCTGAATACCAGTAGCGAACAAGTTTTTCATAGAGATTTCTCCTTTCAAAAATAAAAAAAAAAGAAAGAGCCGAAGCTCCCTCTTACAGATAGCGAACCGTGTAATCCGTGACGTTCACTCTATGGCCGTTAAACGTGTCCGTCGCCGTATAATTCATTGCGCCGTCATCCTCTCGGCTGATAAAGTGAAAATCAACATAGTTACCGTTGGCCACCTCAAAAGGTACAGTCTTCGGACAATCTTCCTTTGTCATAACAGAATTTCCAAACAACACAGTCATCATTAAAGCAGCACAAATAACCAATTTCTTCATAGTCTTGTTCTCCTTTTAATATCATAATTGTGATTATGGTTTCTATTATAACCCTTGTATTTTCTGCGAGCAAAAAGAAAAGAGCCCACGTTTTCGTGAGCCCTCGTCTTAAAATATACTTTCGAGCCAATCTCCAAATTCGTCGAACATTTTTCCTACGAGTTTTAGCGCGAGCTTAAAGCCTTTCCAGCAGATAACAATACCAATACATCCTACCATAAGGCTCAAGGCTGCTGTCGCAATTCCCATAATAAAATCTCCTTTCAATTTTGAACAATGATTCTATTATAAGAATTGTAGATTTTGCGAATATGTTTACCACATTCCCGCCTGATGTCCGCAAAACGCAATCATAGCGATAAGTATTCCAATTCCCACAAACGCCATACCGGTATCATTATTCATCTTCTTTTCTTGAAACTTAATCTCTTGAATCTTAGCCTCATCGATGATCCGTTTCGTCTTACATGAGTTTTCATTGACATTCACAGTTACCGTGACTTTATTACTTTTATCTATGGAGATTTTGGAGCCGCAGTAGGTACAGAAAAACGAATCGATGTTTTCGTCCACGGCAAGAACGGCTCCGCAGTTCGGGCAGGTTACGGATTTTGTTTTAGTCATATCGTTCCCCTCCAAGTCGAAAAATAAAAAACCCTTGTATGCTTCTAACATACGTCTCCGGTATTCCGGTGTCCTCCAATTAGACGATTATTGCGGGCTAACTTAGGACCCAATGCCTAAGCCTCCCACGGGCAAACTCCCAAAGTTCTCTATTATAGCCCTTGCTTTTTTTGCGAGCTAGTCTATATAGAATGTTTCAAGAATATATACCGTTGCTAGAATCCCTGTTACAAATCCTATGAATAAGCATACTGCATCCGAACTCATCCGTCAAGACCTCCTTACGAAAAATAAAAAAGAAAGAGACCATGTAGGTCTCCTTTAAAAAAGCATTCATAACCTAAGAATTGAACGCCCGTTGAATAGTCCTCTATAGGCTTCCATACACAGATTCAGCATGCGAGTCTTTTCACAATCTGGCATCGTACCAAATTTAATCGACTTTACATACTGATGTAACGCCTCGCAAATTTTACAATATGTATCCCGATCAATGCAATACAGAGGGTAGTCATCATGGTCATGAATTTCTCTATCTGTTAATACATAATATCTCTTTCCCAAAATTTCGATCTTTTTCATAAAGATCACCTCCTATAATAGAAAATGTTTTTACTACGAAAAAGAAAGAGACCATGTAGGTCTCTACAAGGAGCTTACGCATCGTCAAATGACTTGGCCTGCTCTAGTTCCTGCAATGCCTGTTTTATTTGATGAATTAAGTCTTTCCCCTTATCGGATAATTCAAAATACGAATTTCCAGTATAGGGAAAGCTTAACGTTAACCCATACAAAATAGCTATAATTTCAACCATCAGATCGGAACTAATAATACGTGCGGCCGAACCATGCACATTATGCGTTTCCTCCTCTGTTAATACATAATATCTCTTTCCCAAAATTTCGATCTTTTTCATAAAGATCACCTCCTATAATAGAAGATGCTTTTCCTGCGAAAAAATAAAAAGAAAGAGCCCTTGTTAGAGCTCAATCTCTCAAATCATCAGGCATAGACCATTTCTGCGATTCTTGTGCCAAAGTAGTAGCTCACGTTCGTCTTTGAAGCATCGATATCATAATGCGTAACACCAATCGGTCTTCCTTTTCGAACGTTGACACGATTATATTTCCGAATTAACTTCGAAAACATTCTTCGCTGATCCATCGTTTCAAAATAGAATCTGATCAGAGCATTAAATCCTTCTAACTCCACATCGCAAGCGTATCCTACCGTATGGCAGATAATAATAACTTCCATAATAGTTTCCTCCTAATAATATTTCTATTATAGGAGCTGCAATTTTTGCGAATTATGAAAAGTGTTTCTTGCTGCTATAGTCTCGAATATCCGCCTTATAAAGTGGTTCTGGAGAATCTTCTGGTCCGCTCTTCACAACGATATCAGTCAGCTCAGCAAATTCTTTGACGCCCGAAAATTGATCGGTCATGATTTCGAGAAAAGCATCCAGAAATTTGTCACAGGACTTTTGCGAGCAAACCTTTTCGTCCACCATATTGAATCCGATCACCACTTCAAAATGCGCCTTTCTCATAGAATATACCTCTTTTCTTTCTAATTAGTAAAGCTTTACAAATATTATGCGTTGTGTTATAATATAATCAACAATTACGGGATAGAGGGGTTTCGATTGTATGGAACACGTTTTTCACATGGGGCTTCACTCTTTTGCGCCGCATCGAATAGACAATTACGGGCCGTCTCCTTTGCCAGACAAATATGCGATAACAGTTGATTTTATACCGCATAAAACTCGTTGGGACCCTAATCCAGACCTCGACGGCTATACTCCGCATTATCGTGATATCATCAGTTTTTGTTTAGCCGTTGACGTACCAGACGAGCTTGGCATTGTTCATGATTTTTCCGACGCTATGATCCGAAAAGGGCATAAGACAACTGACGGCAATGGAGAATATTGCTACATTATTGCACCTCAACTTTCGTGGAACATCATTCCGGGGCAAAGTACCGATTCGCTTCTGAATGACGCCATAAAGCAGATATCCTCCCTTCGCGCAGTCAACTTGACGTATCCCGAGAATGGTGAACGCAAAATCATTCCGCTTTCTGTTACAAACTGGTGGGTAACACACGGAAGTTTCCCGATAGAAGATAAATACAAATACGATGCCCGACATCAAGCGTAAAAAGTAAGAGGGATTGTTAAAACCCCTCTTTTTTTTTTTTTTTTAGAAAAACCAGCGTTTCTTTGCAGGCTTTTCGATATAGCCTGCCAGCATGCCAAATGCCGTGATGGTCGCATCAATGATTTTACGATAGTCAAGTCTGTCCCACCAATGTGTATGGTTCCGAACATACTTAGCCACCATTTCGTCTGTAATTTTTCCAACTCCAGGACAATCGGCATATCTGTCACTGTATCTCTTTTTAAACAAAGAAATCACTCCTTTCACTATACAGCATGTAATTTCTGCGAAAAAAAAAGAGATGCCGTGTTTTCACAGCGATCTCTTTCGAGAGTTCCGTCCAAAATATCTCCATAGAATTGTTCAATCACGGCCCAATCTGTTTTTGAGCACAGAATGAACCGGTCCGACAATATCCTCGTAGCGAAGGACCAACACTGTTGATAAAATTGAGCATCCGCATTTCAGAATCGTTTCACCATATTTCTGAAAAAACGTCTCCGGGACTGAATCGGTATCAAGTTTCTTGTCCTTGATTTCGTACAGTCCCTTCAAGCGTGTCGCCAGTTTCGGATAATTCTCCGAAAGCGGATCTTCCTCTTTTAACTTTTCAGTCAGTCTTTCAATCTCCAAGTCGATATCGTCCCGTTCAGTTTCCTCTGGTTCATCAACTCGCAGTCCAATGATTTTCAGAATATCCACGATTTTCTCCTTTCATGAACTCTCTATCATAAGAAATGTTAATTCCGCGAATCCTTATTGACTTTAAAGGTAACGGAATCACGATCTGCCAGCGACTCCACCGGAACATTCAGCATGAGCTGATACACATCCTTATTCGTTTCCGCATCAGCGTGAATTTCAAGCGTACCTTCGCCCGAATAGTTTGCAGAAGAGATACCCAGAATTGCACCAAGGAAAATATCAATCGCGCTTAGCGTGCCGACAACCTCGCTGCCATATGGAAAGCCCCAAATCTTGGACAGTGCTGCATAGAGCGTGCCCGCAGCCGGAATGAAATACTGTGCAATCCACTTGATCACATCGTAAGTTTTATTGTTCAGCGTCATTTTGTTACTCCTTTCGTATAAGAAGATTTATGAATCGGCAGGTTGTTGACTGCCTGCATGATTCGCTTTGCTGAGCCATTGCCACCCATCTTCTCATATGGCTTATACAGGTATTCATACAAATTTTCGTATTCATCCTGCGTAATCCATCCACGCTCGACATACTGCATGCCAAGCCAGACAATTCGATCGTGAGCCAGGCCGATCAGCATTTGCGTCTTTACATCTTTTTTATCCGTAATCTTTTGCATACACGTCCAGAATCCGGAAGATGCAATTACGGAGCAGATAATCGTGACAAAGATTTCCAATCGACTATCCACGCCATCACCTCCTATCCGATCATTCGTTCGAGTTCTCTTGGAATATATGTCCAAACTTCATCGCCAAGGATAAAGTACATGCTTTCAAATATCTTCATACCATAGTCGGCTATGAAGTTGCATATCCATTCTTCCGCTTCTGTGCGGTACTCCGGCTTTACCATGCGGTAGATGTCGTCGATCAGATGGAAGCTGAATAAAACGCAATGTCCGATCTCATGAATCAAAACACGATTTTTAAAGTGGCCGGTTAAGCGATTCGAAATATAAATCGATCCCGTTCGAGGGTCTGTCGTTGCCACGCTGAATCGTCCGTCTCGATCCATGAGAATCGGATCATCGGGGCTTACATGCTCAAGCTTCCATAAATATCCATTTAGTAGGAAGCTTTTCATCGCTTTTAGCCCGGCATTTCGCTGATGAGTTTTGTCAGATCCGTCTTGATACGCTTTTTGAGATCAGGATCGGCACTCTTATAGATTTCCCGAACAGTCTCCATCGTATCTGCAACGTGCTCATTAGCATGGCGAGTCATTTCGTCCTTATCCGTCTGCGAGTTGGTCATCGTGTAATGCCTCTTGGCAGACTGATACTCATTGTAGGCCTGACCGTATCGAGGATGTTCGGTATGGCGGTCGCCCTCTCGAAGCATTTCCTCAAAACCACTTTCGCGATTCAGACGATCTTCGTAGTCATATGGATGAGGTTTTCTAAGCGGTCGCCTGTGATATCCACGCCGTCCGTATTCGTCTTCCTCCTCGAAATCGTCCATCGTCTCGATAAGCCTCGCATAATAACAGGCCTTCCAACAGTCTTTTTTCGCCTCGGCAAGGTCTTTGATCATGTCGATTGCTTCACCAAGCTCATGCGTATCAACCGTCTCGATCCCTTTAGCGAGCTCGCCCTTAACGGATTGAACAATATCATCATAGATACCCCACTGGTCTATTATCCGGATATCGCTGCATATTGTGCTCTCCTTTCAAAGATTCAGTTCTTTACTCCTCAGCCAGTTCCGGGAGACCGGAATCCACCAGCAGCTCCTTCACCTGGGGCTTGAGCTTAGCCGGAACGTTCTTAAATTCGGTCTTGCCAAGGATTACGCGCTGCGCGAAAAACATTGCCATCATGATCTCACCTCCTTCACCCAAAAATAAAAGAAAGAGCCCCCAGAAGATGTCACGCATAGATGACCGCCGCCATTTCTGCAATGCAATCTTCAATGAACTCGTTTCTGTCCGTCAATGCCTGAATTCTGGCATTCGTTAGTGTTTTTTCTTTTTCCTCTTCGGATGGTTCCGGATCAGGTTGATTTGCATAATCGGTATCCATCTCAGCCTGCGTTCTCTGGACAACCATACCGTCAACAAATTTGTAGCAATATATGCCTCGATCATCGATGAGCGGATATGTCAGATAATTGTTCTGGGCATGATGATATCGATCTCCAGTACCGACATCAACAACCGTCCAACCCGTTTCATCCGAAATGAACGCATCAGAATTGATGGCTGCCACTCGACTTGCATCGTCGATCTGCACCAGTACCTTATAAAGCTCTTCGTCCATGTCATCCCTCCTTTACAGATCGGCAGAAATATCGATGTCGCCCTGCGGAGTAATTACGCCGGTGGCAATGCCTGTTACGGAAATATCGCATTTGACAATCGCACGATCCGCAGATGCCCGATGCAAAGTCGCTGTCGCGGTCGTCGAGCCCTGCTTATCCCCAAGCGTGTAATAAAATTTCGCACTCGTCGTTACTGTCGGAGTAATTCGCATTGCCGGTTGTAAAGGAATGAACGCGTATGCAACGCTACTTCCACAATATCCGGAAAAAGTATGAGTGTTAGCTTTGATCTTCCGATAATATCGCAAACACTCGGCCAGTTCCGCCGCGTAACCTTTAGGTGTATACGGTGGCAGGGTTTCCGCTGTGTATTCGCCCTCATACAGGGCTGCCCACTGAATGATTGCTGCCGTTCCCGTACTGTCAGTATCAGGCGAAATATAAATGTTCACCACTTCATCACCGGTTAGGCCGCTGGGCTTCGTCAACTTTAGAACCAGCGTGCGCTCTGCCGGATCACCTTGAAAATAGCCGGGATCGCCAAAATTTACAGTACCGCTGCCGATATATGCATATAATCTGCATGCAACTGGAAAAATGCCATGCACCGCAAGCGTCATCGTATCAGCAAATCGTTTTGCTTCGATTCTCTGCTGGATACCAGCAACCCAGTTCGATTTGTCGGATACGACTTTCAAGCCATTCGAGACAAGGGAAACCGTAGCGCCCGTTGTTCTGTTCCAGCGATCGATTGCATACGCAGTCGAACCATGAAGGCCGCTGACTCCTGCTTGTGCAACTGGATTCAAAAAATTGCTGTTATCCAACAAGTTCTCAGGCTGAATATAATATTCCGGCATCTTTCCGCCGAGTCTGGCTGAATCGTATGTTTTATCGTTTTTGCCAAGAAAAGCACCCTTAATTTTTGCCCAGAGGTAAGTCAAACCATCTCCATCCAAATAAGCCATTCAGATCCCCCTTCTGGTTATCTGTCCCAGCTGCCACCGGCACGAATGAACTTGCCAATGGCAATTCCAACGGCAAGCATTACGAGTGCTCCGATGATGATTGTTGCAATAGTATTCATAAGCCATGCTCCTTTTAGCTATCTTCTAATGTATCATCAGCAATATACTGGCGGTCAATCGCGTCATAATACGCCTGCGCCAGCGCTTCGATCCTCTTCTCCAGCGTAGCCGAGCCATAAAACTCGTTTGCCAAATGTTTCAAAGGTCTCGTCTATGGATCGCATACTTATTCCCCCTCGGCAGATGCTATTGCGGAATCGATCAACTCATTAGTCAGGGGAACTATATCTCGATTCCGAAATTCGGTGTCGAGCACCTCGTCAATATTTTCGAGACTTCCTGTATCTCCGCGTGGGATCGTAAGCTTCAGTACAATGCTTTTCCCCGTACCCGTTTGCTCAACTGCAACATTCGTTCCTGGTAAACCGGTTTTTACTGTGAATGTAATATTCGGAACAAAATCATTATTGTTTAATTTTGTCTGAACTGTTTCGGCAGCAGTATTTGCCTTACTGGTCGCTGCATTGGCATTGCTCGTTGCAGTGTCTGCATTTGATGCGGCTGTATTTGCTTTAGAAGTTGCTTCGTTAGCCTTGGTTGTTGCTGTATTGGCATTGTTGGTTGCGGTATCAGCCTTAGATGCGGCATTGTTGGCTTTCGTTGTCGCCGCATTTGCATTGCTCGTTGCAGTATCAGCATTTGATGCGGCTGTATTTGCTTTGGTTGCGGCATTATTGGCTTTCGTTGTCGCCGCATTCGCATTACTGGTTGCTGTGCCAGCTTTTGTCGCTGCATCGTTAGCCAGTTTTGCTTTGGCATCAGCATTTGACGCGGCAGTATTTGCTTTACTGGTCGCTGCATTAGCATTCGAAGCCGCTGTATCTGCTAAAGTTTTCGCATTACTGACATCTGTATAGCATTGCTCGATCGAATCGTGGATAGCATCACGAACTTCTCGGCCATAAATAGCCGTCTTAATTTGAGTGAGGTATTCACTGATCTTGCTCACGGAATCACTCCGTCCTGTTCCGACTCATCCAAGCGTCAAATCCATCAGGATAACGCTTTTTAAGCTTATCAACATTCATCTGAAATACTTCTTGCATGGTAACGCCGAGTCCCTGACAGGCAAGTGCGATATACCATGCGACGTCACCGAGTTCTTTCATGATGGCATCTTTATCAAGAATATGTCCCTGATAATTTGCTTTCTTTACGAGATCTGCCACTTCGCCAGCCTCTCCAGTCAAACCGAGAGCAGCATCAATAAGCATCTGCTGACGGTCCAGTTCCGGAGCAGTTCGCATAGCGGCACGATGATAGTCATTTACAGTCATTTAGGACTCCTTTCATTCTTCCATTTTGAATACGTCGATCAATACCATCGAGACGATTAGAACCAACATGATTAACTCAAAAGTTTGTTCCACGTTTTCTTTCCTACAATGCCATCCGCTTTAAGCCCATTGGCTTCTTGAAAGGCCGTAATGGCTTTAAGCGTTCGACTGGCATACTTTCCGGTAGCAGACAGGACATAGCCTCGATTGATGAGCATCTGCTGCATAAGCTTTACATCATCACCCTGCATACCCCATTTGATGACCCTATAGTTTCCAACCGTAGATGGAGTATCAATGTCGTCTTTGATCGGGTCAGGCACAGCCCCAACAGTAGGATAATCGACACCTTTGAGTTCGCCCCAACAATGCCATTGACTGAGTTTGCTCGTAGTCACGCCGTAAAGGGTGCTCTTGGCTTCGATAATAGTTTTATCTCCGATATATAGACCGGTATGATAATAATCATCGTCTCTGACTTTGAATACAGCGGTTCCGGGAAGAATCTTTATCATGGCCTCTTCGGTGAGTGTACCTTTTGTCGTGCACCACTTTCTCCACATCGTATTGCTTCCGTGATACATCTTTCCGCCAAGTTGTTTAAATGCCCAAGAAAACAACCCGCTGCAATCGGCTACTTTATGGCCAACCCACTGCTGGCCGTATTTGATAGCCATCTCATTCTTGGTATTATCTTGATCTTTTTGTGTCCATTCGCCGCCAGCTTTTCCAAGAATGTACCCCCAATTATTGTCGAGAGCATATTGAAACTTTTCGATAAGCTGCTCCGGTGTAATACTCATGAGCATTCCTCCTTTTTTAGATATAAAAATAAGAGACCATGCTTTCATGATCTCTCGAGACGTATTCTATCTCCTCTATTATAGCATATGTTCTTGACGCGAGGCTATTCTTCCATTTTGAATTTTGATAAGCACCTGCCGTCAGTTTGCTTATGAAAATTAAACAGAATACTCGGCGCAAAATTGGTCGATTTTGTTCCTTGGTAAGGATGAGGTCGCCGGTTCGAATCCGGCCATCAGCTCCACGAAAAACCCTTGAGTTTCTTAGAAAACTTGAGGGTTTTCTTTTTATACTTCGACAAGGTTAGACCTCATCCGTCAGCTTTTGTTCCGTTTCGTGTTCCATAGACATTCATTTTTTCCTTTGCCTGCCTATACAACTCGGGTCGATATTTGACGTATCTTTGTTCCGTAACCTCCGTTTTTTGATGTCCAAGCAGCCTGGCGATCATGTCGATCGAAATGCCAGATTCACGCCATTCAGTTGCACAAGTGTCTCGGAAGTCATGCGCAGAGTATTCCTTCACATCGCACATATCGCGAATTCGATCGAAAGCTTTCTTCGCTTCTGTATAGCTCATGGGCGTCTCCCGTTTTAAGTCTTTGTAGCTATACAGTATAAATCCGGTTTGCTCTCGCGGCGCTAACTCTGCCATGAGATTATTTGGAATTGGAATGTAGCGATCATGTCCATTCTTTGTGGACTTCACTTCCGGCAGATTTCGCTTTGGGTGTACGACCGCCCGTCGAATGTGGATATAGTCTCGCCCTACATCAATATCTTCCCAGCGTAGTCCAAGAACTTCTTCCATTCGCATACCCGTAGAGCATAACAGAGCCGCCATGCGACGTTCTCGCACGTCCATAATGGGGATACGTTCACGGACGGCAGCGATCTTCTCCGGCGGCAAAGCCTTATGATGCACGGTCGCTTTTCCTTCAATTTTAAGTCTGGAAGAATGCAGCGGATTCCTTTCAATATATCCGTCTTCCACAGCGCTGTCAAAAGCTGGAGACATGATGTTTTTAATCTTCAAGATAGTTTCTTTCGAGTATTCTTTCGCCAGTTCATTGAACCAAAGTTGAATATCCCCTGTGCTGATTGCATCGATAGGCACATCTCCAAATTTGGGAATGATGTGGTTCTTGATCATCCGATCCCGATTGACCATCGTTGAAGAGCACTGGTTCGACTTATAGGTACGAATATATTCCTTCAGATAATCTCCAAACTTTACTGTCTTTTCTCTTCCATTTTGATTTTCCGGCTCGGAGGACTCGAGCAACTTTCTGTAGTTCTCCAGCATATCTCCGATGTTTGCACCTGTTACCCAGCGTTCTTTTCCGTGGACTGTTACAAGTTGCTTCAGTCGTTTAGCCATATCATTTTCTCCTTGATCTGCGTCGAATATTCCGTTTTCAAGGAGCATAACGGTTAGCATCAGTGCCTGATACACCTCATCCATAGTGTACAGTCTAGCATTGCTCATGTCAACCTCCTCTATTTTTTTAGATTTTCCTTGACATTTACTGTGGTTGCGAGTATATTATCTCCGCTCTCATACAGAAGCCGCTCAAGGCTATCTTTCACAGAAAGGAGGTGATGCCATGAATTTAGGCTTCTCTTGCCCCGGTAAAAAGGGCAATACTGTCTACGGTACCGCAGCGTTGCTTCGGAAGATGACCGTCGATCTTGATACCGCTAAAAAGGTTCAGGAGGTAATGGATAATGAACAGAAGAAGGAACCCAGACCTTCTACTAAAGTCCAGTAATTTACTCAGGTTCGACCTTTGAGCGGCTTCTGTATGAGAACGAAAAATATCCGGCTGTCACGGTCTATTACTAGGCTTGAATTCCACACTCGATCATTTCGTTTCGCCGACTTCCGAAGAAGCAGTTTCTTTAGAAATCATATTGTTCAGAAACGTGATTGATGCGTAAAGCATGCTTAGATTCTGCTCGCCATGTACTTCAATGTTGTTTAAAGTCTTAATGACTTTCAGAATATCATTTTTTTCGACTTGCATATCAGTTCTCCCTCAAGATAGCAACTGGTTGATACACAAACTGATAAGGATCTGTATTGTCACCGATTCCGTCAAGGCCATAATCCAAGTAAAGTCGTTTGACACCGTAAACCTGAGCCAAGTGATCCTCAAGGCAGCATCCTGCGGATTGACAGTAACCTGGTGCGAAGAAACACAGATCAGCTTGCGCCATCAATGCCGTGCATTTCGTCATATATTCCAGCGGCGTATACTTATTAGCATCGTAGTCTTCGAAGAATGTATCTAGAATTTCGCAATCGGGATAATAAAGTCGAACTACATAGATAGCCAGTTCTCGATCTTTTTTGATTTGCTCTTGTGTCTTATCCGCCATGGGCAAAGAAATATAGACTTTCATAGTTCTACTCCCTTTCAGATTTTTAGAACGGTTGCGGTTGCAGTAGAAAGTTCTGCTTTTTTCAATGTTACAACAGTAGCGCCCGATGCCGTATACAGCCTTGGACTAGCGCTCGATGCTTTATACGTCACCTTCGGCCCGCATGCACGAACACTAGCCGCCCCTTTTTCATACAGAGTCCCGTTATAGTCTATCGCTTCAACTGATTCTCCTTTGCCAGTAACACTTGTACTTCCGTTTTTGCGATAGTGCAGCGTATTACTTGCATATTTTCCATAAGTTCCATTCGAAGAAGAGTGATAGTATACCATTTGATATTCTTTTGTTTGGAGCGTACCGGATGAGCCATTTCCCATGTATCGAGTTGCGCTGGTATGCTCTGTACCGATTACGTCTCTCCATTCTCCGCCCTTGAACACGTCAGCACCAGCAGAATTTACGCCATTGGCGTCAATAAGACTGGACGCAGTATAGTCCATCCAAACCTGAGATGGCGTGTATCCAGTCCCATTCATATCCGTGATGGACGACGCGATGTAATTGGTATATAGGGTCGGCAGTTTATCGTAACCTTCGATTGCTCTATGTGCCATACCTTTCGGTGTGGCGAGGACTATCTCACCAAGAAAATACTTCCATTTTGAATTTTCTCAGGCCTGCCGCTTTGGCCGAAGCCTACTCCCCCGCCGGGGATAGTCTCTGAACATTACCCTGTTCGGGTCTTAGCTGCGCCGATTGTCCAATCCTTATCGATTTTTAGGGCATTCGCACTCAGGCTTATTTCATCCTCATGCTGTAGCTGATAAGGCTCTAAGGAGTTCCCCGCAATTCAACAGGTCCGCGCCTAGAATTTAGGTGAAGGTGATTGTGTCTCCATAAGCTGGCGTGTATGTCGTTGGGACAAATGCCTCACTCGTTCGAAGAAACGTAACATACTTGTCACCTTCAAGATGAATTCCATAAGTTGACGCCTGCGTAAAATCGGTTACGACTTTGACTTGATCTTTTGTTACTGTACTGCCGCCAAAGGTCATCGTTTTGACTTCCAAATATCCAATGTCCGCACTGTTCGTGGTGAGAGCAGCCGTCTTGACATAGCCGCCATCAAGCAATTTGATAATCGCGCTTGAAGTGACGAGACTGTCCACATATGCTTTTTTAGCATAAAGATTTTCAATATTGGTGATCTCACTGTTGATATTGGTGATGTCCGTATCAATATCGAGAACACTTTTCTTCAAGCCGTCAATATCTTTAATTGACAGCTCGATGCTTCCACGAACATCGTTAATTTCGTCGGACACGTCGGCTCGAATGGAACGGTCTGTCTGAGAGATTTTAGACTCCAGACCTTCTTTGGTGTTCTTGATCTCAGATGTTAGAGATCCTTCCATCTGTGTAATCGTCGAAGACAGCGTGCTCAATTTGTTATGAACGTTCTCAATAATCTTGCCGTCGCCAACCGTTAAAGCGGCAGTGATTTGCCCAAGCGTGCCTCCCGGCAGACTTTCGAGATTGATCACCTTGTCCTTGATCGTAAGAACGCCGTTCACCTCAGTGATGAACTTCTCAAGCAAACTTGCCGCCGCAGCACCACCTGCGCCGCCTCTCTTTGCAGAGCTCGCTGTTGAGGATGTGCTTGCGCTGCTGCCAGTGAGTGTTCGATCTTTCCGAAGTGTGATCTGGTTCGGATCAGTCAACGTATATTGGGTTTTGGAAGGGTCTTTGATGTTGATCTCGATTGCAGTGCAGATCAAGACCCTCTCGACACCATGAATGGGAGATTTTACTGTAATGGAATCACCCAGATTAAATGGCCGAACCGTCGGATAGAATTGATGCAGGTCGATTGCTTTGATGCTCAATTCGGGAGGGATGCCTTTATAGTTATCGGTCATGTACTTCTCGGCTTTTTCCATCAAAGTTCCCGCATCTGTAATGTCACCGAAATCTTCAGTCTTTAAAATTCGTCCATAGCTAGCAATCGCTTCTGCATTTTCAAGATACTTCCCGTTATGCGTGTATTTTTGAGGATCTCCCGCAGCTTCAATCGTAAGCTTGTCTTTTCCGATCGGAAGTAAAACTGTGAACAGATCTTCTCCTGTCTGCTTGTTCATCAGATCAATCAGGTTCTGTCCAAATTCGATCGTTTGTGAAGACGTTGTGTTGTAGGACTTCAAATAGTCGATGTATCGAATTCCATTTTCGTATCGAATTCGCAAATATCCGCCAAAGGAGTCGATCAAGTCAGACTGAATTGCGGAGAATGTTTCTCGATAATTGTCTTCGCCAAAGATATGCGACTCGGTCTTCTCGTCAATCTCAATACTGCCGACTGTGAACTTTTTCGTATCTTCGACTTGAGTATTGTGAGAATCAACGAGAAGCCGAAAATGCTCCTCAGCGGTTCTCGTCCCTTTTGATGGACCAAAAATAGAATCGACCAAATAGGCAAGCGCTCCTTCACAATAAACCTTGCGCTGCTTATACGTATCGGTATCATTGCTTAGAACACGGCTTGAAAAAATCAGCTCTTCATCACGATATACGTCAATCCGCGTCTTCATGATCGAAAGCGTATCGTAAAATGGATGCCTTGGAAGTATGGTAAATTCAACACTTCCGGCCTTGTTGGCTTCCATTTTGATGATCGGACTGATCAGTTGATACTCTGGATCAGCCCAATCGCTAGCGAAAATGAGCTCGTCATTGGCATAGAGTCGATAATTCATTACAAACTACCTCCTCTGTAATCGATGCTGAGCGTTCCACTTCCGGAAATCGTAATTCTGTTTTCTCCGCTTCCGAATGTGATGCCATAGATCTTATGCGTCCCCTTCTTGATGGGGAAAGTCGATCCATTGAACACCGCAGTCATATCCGAAGTCGCCGTAAAGATGGGCGAAATACGGGCTTGCTCACCAACGATCGTAAACGTATACGTGCCGTTGATTTGAATGAGCTTGTAGTTCTGGATAATGCCCGTTTCAAAATTGAACGTGTCCCAAATCCATTCATCCAATGTTCCGATGACATTATACTTGTACGGATCAACGTCGTAGTTGATTACTATAGAAGAATGCTTTTCCGAAGACTTCCATGCATCAACTGAGAAACGCCCTTCGTAGAAATAGGTGGGGTCATCCGTAAGAATCGCCCGTAAGAACTGCCCATGCAGATAATTCGATATCTCGGAATAAACCGTAGCCCAGTTCTTCCAGTCCGGGTCAACCACAAATTCAAAGGAACCGTTTCGATTTTTAAAAAGAGGATACCCGGAAAGAATTTCTGAAATGTCGATTCCGCCATTCATTCCGGGTATATCGATGAAGTTTGTCTTCACTTCCGGTGGATTAAAAACGGGGCGGGAAGCGGGAATAAGGTGCCAATCTTTCCAGCTATCCTTATTCCCGAAGATAACCGAGTGTTCTCCATCGTATTGACTTACGTACATCAGTTACCCCTTCCTTTCATAATCGTTCTTTCTCCCAAAGTTTTGTCTATATCACCAGCGATTTGACCCACGAGCGCTCCGCTGTCGAGTACAACCTGCATCCTCGCAATTCTTTGGCCCAGTTCTTCAATCTGATTATTCACGTTGCCAATCGCGTTCACGATGGATGTATAGTCACTTCCATTTTGATTCGGAATGGACTGCTCGGTCCGATCAGCAAGTCGAACTGTATTAACGCCATTAAGCGTAATCGCTCTGCCTCCGAAAAGGCTGTTGATTCCACCGATTCCGGACTGAATATTGCTTGCATCGAGCACAGGCGTGATCGTTGGCGCAAGACTCATATCTGAAGACATAACTTCACTGACTTTGGCAACGATTTCCTTAGCAGTATCGACGGCATTCTGACTGGACTCTCTCGCAGCATCGCTGACAAGATTGGCATAATGGTTCAAACCGTTAGCCATGCCCATATCCCAATACATGCCGAGTTCCGCGCCAATTCGGGAAGGACTGTTGATCGCCAAAGTTTGCCGTGAAGCTTTGACGGCAACGGAAGCAACATATCTGGCAGCATTTGCCACACGCCAGTCTCCACTAAGAATGCCATTGGCCAACCCCATGTCAAGATATTCGCCTGCCGAATGTAAATCCGTATAGTAGTTTCGCAGTTCAGTTGTCATGGAAGAAACCAAAGAAGTAATCCCCGTTGTAATACTTGTCATAACGCTGGACGTAAAGATCCCATCTTTGAATTTCTTTCCGAGCGATTCAAGCGAATTGGAATCGACCAGCGAAAGATCCTTCAAAGCATTTGTAGCAGATCCAACGATTCCGGAATCGAACCCCGCGAGATCATCAGAGAATAGTTTAAGCTTTTCGCCAATACCTCCGCCTTTACCGTCATGAAGACTGTTTGCGAATGTTTGAAGCTGAAGCACGTTACCAGCAAGATTCAAGTTGGTGTCAGCGACGGCCAGCTTTTGCAGGATTGTCGCCGCCTGGGAAGCAACAGTTGTGTTCTTTACGCCGTCGAGCGCTTTACAGAAAGCCGCAAGGCCTGTTCCGAGCGGTTCAAGGTTATTACCAAGATCAGAGAGATTTTGATCGCCCGTAAACCATGCCAGAACGCCTCCGTGATTGGTGAGTCCTCGATCAATGGCTGCAAAGATTGAAAGCGCATTTGCTGCGGATGTTACCTTCCCCGAATCGACATTCTTCGTTTTTTCGGAGAAATTGTAAAGACCTTCGCCTATGGCATTAACACCAGTTGCAAAGCTGGTAAGCGAAGAATCGCCTGTGAAAAAGCCGAACAGGCTCCCGTGATTACGGAGCCCCCACTCAAGCGTGCTCAGCAACCGAAGTGAACCGATGGCATTTGCTACCTTGTTTGAATCAATACCGCTGGTTTTTTCGGCAAAAGCAGCAAGACCGCCGCCGATATCAGCCACGGAAACTGAAAAGGTATCGAGACTGGAAATACCTGTAACAGTCTCAAAAATACCGCCATGATTCTTGAGCGTCGTCTCCAGTTCACTGAGCATGCTTAAAGACACGATGGCATTGTTCACGTCGTCTCGATTGACTCCGGATGCGCTGTTACCGAAAGAAACCAACGCTCCTCCAAGCGAAACCATTCGCGCAGAGAATATACTCATAGAGTTTTCTTCAGGCAAGGCGCTGAGTCTTGTTGTCAGATTATCCGGAAGACTCTCTATAAGAGAAGACAGCAACGCGGTCGCGTTTTGCACTCGCTCATTGGCTTCCTCTCCGTTTAATCCGGAATCGGCGGCAGCAAAGAGCGTAAGCGCGCCGCCCAGATCAGTAATATAGCCGATAAAATCCTGAATATTGGCGAATTCTGTTGTGCTGACTTGTGTGAGAATATCAAGCAGGCTCTGGATCGCTTCAACCCTCGGCGCAATCGATTCGCTCGTCACGCCATCTGAATTGGCGATAAACAGGCCAAGTGCCGCACCCATCTGGCTCAAATTGCCGGAGAAGGTGATAAGCGCCGTGCCATCAGAAGCGGGAACGGACGCCACAAGGCTGAACAGCGTCTCAAATATTTGTTTCAGTTCGTCAACGCGATCGCTGTCTATGCCGTCCATCGAGCTCACAAAGCCGGATATCATGCCACCTGCCAATTCAAGAGCGCTGGAAAGCTGAACCAAGGCACTTGAGATGTTATCGGATACCAAATCAAGAACCAGTCCAAAGACCGCTCCTAAAGCAAAAATGGCAACGGATAGGAGTCCAATGGCTTTAAGGCCAGACGCGAACGGCATATTGGCTAGAATGGTCATAACGCCTGTAAGCGTCAGAGCAATAGCGGATAACCCTACACTGAATGCCGCAATGGTTTGCCATGGAACATCTTTGATATAATCAATGCAGCCTGCAAAAACAACCATGACGGCAGCCATGGCAATGATAGCGGGAAGGGCTTTCTTTGGATCAGTTTTTTCTGTCAGCTTCAAGAATGCGCCCAAACTGAGCATGATGGCGACCAGACTGCCGACACCCTTTATAAGGGTTCCTGTATCAAGACTTCCGAGTATGGCAATAGACGCGACGAGAACAAGTATTCCGATGGCCAGGCCTTTGATATCGCCAGCAGATTTTTCAAGGTCTAAGGATTTAACAGCGAGCAAAAACGCGCCTATTCCGCCGAGAATAATCCCAATAAAGATTAAACCTTGCCAAATCTTATCATGATTTAAATACCCCAAAATCGCGATAGATGCCGTGAGCATTAAAATTCCTTTAGCAAGATTTTCAATATCGCCAGCAGATTTTTCAAGGTCTAAGGATTTAACAGCGAGCAAAAACACGCCTATTCCGCCGAGAATAATCCCAATAAAGATTAAACCTTGCCAAATCTTATCAGAATTCAAATATCCCAAAATCAGAATCGATCCGGCCAACATTAAAATGGCTTCGCCGATGCCTTTAATCTGGTCACCAACCTTAGCGGTATCGGGGAACTTCTTACTCAAAACGCCAAACGCCGCAGCAATTCCGATCAAGGAAGCTGCAATCGCTGCTGTGACAATTCCGCCCTGTGTTAGAGCGCCAGCGTCCATAGTGCCGATTAGGTAGATCGCTCCAGCAACCATCAGAATCGCTCCTGCCATCTTGAGGAAGGTGTCACCAATCGAATCGGCGTTCTCCATCTTCTTGGCCTGTGCGAGCTTCTTAAATCCCTTGGCTATGTTATCGGCTGCACTAGTCAAGCCAAGAATTGCTTTCGCCATCGTGATACCTTTATACAGACGCATAACGGTCAGCCCCGTATCGATTGCATAAGTGAATGCAGGTGTGACGTAATCAGCAATCTTCTGAAATATATTTGCGACAGCTTCGCCAAATCGTTTGATGTAATCCCCGATAGTATCCAACGTGCTGGCTGCTTTTTCGAGTGCATCCCCCTCATTTTGAAGCTCGGCGGTATCCTCCTCAGCCAGGGCTTTCGGAAACAGCCAATCGATAATCGGATCGAAGAGACCTTTTGTCGTTTCTGTTTCGGCAGGCTTGATAAGCTCGCTGATCGTAGTCTTTATGGTTTCGATGAAGCCAAGAACGGACTCCTTAACACGTGCGAATTCCTCAGATTGGGCGATAGAATCGATTCCGTCGGCGATTCCATTAAAAAGATTGGCAAAGAATATCTTGATTCGATCGAAATAGCTGCGTTTGCCATCCGCACCAGACACGGCATCCAGATCGTCTTGCCCTATAAAGATTCCTTCGATCCATGTAAAGATATCGAGAAAAGGCTGCAAACGCTTGAATAGCTTCTCTTTAAATCCGGAGACATCGCTCGTATCAATCAGGAAGAATTGCTCGATAGCATCGACAAACTTTTGCGCAAATTCGCGAATTACCCCAACGATTCCATATCCACCCGTGCTCTTGAGTTCTTCCCCGAACCCTTTAAGCCAAACCCATCCGGCAGAGATCTTCTCAACAAAAGCAGCGAATAGACTGGATTCTTTGATCGCACTCCGAATCCCCTTAAAACTTTCCCACAGGAATCGAATCGTGTCAGCCAGTCCTCGAATGATGGGCGTAAGGAATCCGACGATAACATCCATACCATTCTTAAATGTCTCACCCTGTTTGAGCGCTTCATCCTGCCCGACAATCCAATCTGCAATCTCTGCCAGAATATCAGTAAAGACGTCGGCAAGTGGCTTCATAGCTGGAATCAGCTTTGTTATGCCATACCCAATCGCCGACAGAGCTTGTTTCACAACATCAACGGCCGCTGCGAATCCTTGAACGATCTTCGTCAGTTTTTCGTAGATTGTTAAAGTCGAATATACGGACTCGCCAGCCTCTTCTGCTGCATCCCCGGTTTCTTTGAGTCCCTCGCCAGCCTCATCTGTTGCCTCTTTGGTTCCGCTAATCGCGGCTTCTACCGCATCCGCCGCATCCCAATAGGCATTCCATGCCGCTAAATATCCGGCACTCCATTCTTTGCCGTCCGCCCAATCGCGTTTTTTGCCTTCCTGAAGGCGAGCTTGAGCGGTAGAATTCAACTTGTTATACGCGTCGTATTGCTTCTTAATCAGATCGACCGGAATTCCAAGCTTTGCGGCTTGATACTTCGCCCAGGTGTCGAAGTTACTTTTCCTACTCCATGCTCGAATAAGTGGAAGCGCAACGTCGCTGTTTTTATCTGCCCACTTTTTCATCCAGTCAGGCATGGCGTCGTATATCTTTTTGGCTTCCTCGGCATCCGCCTCTGCGGCCCCTGATACGAGATTGGTTTCCGATATTCCGCTGTCGGCTCCGGTTATTGCATCGATCGTTTCCTGAACCGTATCTTTGAAGCCCTCAATAAAACCGATTGCATTCTTGATTTGAAGCGTAAAGTTTTCAAATCTTTGAGTCAGTTCGACCAATCGCTCTCCCGTCATGGGAGGAATGATTGATTTGAAAGCCTGGTCGGCAATATCGGCAATCGCAGAAATAACGTCATAAAGATTCTGAAATGCGCTGAGCAGGCTGGATCGTCCGCCGTTTTCATACCAGAATTTCAAAATTTCGTTTCGGGCTTTGCCACCCGCAGCAAACACATCCCAGAGAATTTCGGTGACTTGCGTCCAAAGTTCAATGGACTCGTCCAAATTACCAAAAACGTACTTGAATGTTTGCATCCATTGACTGCTCACAGCATCCTTGGTGGCGTCCAGAGAATCCTTGAATGACTTGGATTGTTGACCCGCCTCAAAAGATTTCTTACCTAGTTCATCGGTGCTGTCTGCCAGTCGATCCATGGCTTCAGAAGCTAAAATGCCCTCTGTCTGGCACATCTGGTATACTTCGTCCGTATAATTGGAATATTTCTTTAAGGTTTCCAACATTACCTCAGTAGTAAACCAGCCTTTGTTCAATGTGTCCGCAAACGTACCTGTTGTCACGGCCAACTTTTTATCGTTGGTCATGACTTTTCCCTGCACGTCAGAAAGGGTTCCTAATGCTACAGCAGTATCGATAGCTGTCTGCATGAACTCCTGTGTGTTCATGTTTGCATATTGAATGCTTCGCCAGTCAAGCAGCTGCATTTTGCCAGCAGCAATGGCCTGACTCATATTGTACATAGCTCGTGCTGCGGTCGTTGCATTTTGGCCCGAGACAGCTGCCCAGTTCGCAATGCCAATCATCGCGTCAATGGAGGTATCGAGTTCGACGCCTGCGTTTACAAATTTTGAAACGTTGTCCGTCATATCAGACAGATTATAGCTTGTCTCGTCTGAAAACCAGTTCATTTTGGAAAGCGCCTGATCGACTTCATCAGCCGTCTTGCCGGTTGCCGCCATGATGGTTTTGGTCGAAGTCATGATCGATTCATACTTCGAAAAACCTTCGCTAATCTGGTCGATGCTGAGGGATTTTGCAATGCTCGTCGCATAGGAGGTGAATTGGCTCGTCACCGTAGCCAGTGCGGAAGTTGCCATCGTTTCAAACGCATCGAATCCTCGTCCCGCTGTCTGCAAGGCCGTATCAAGGCTGGAAAGACTGACGCTTGAAAGATCGTCAAATGCCTTACCTAGTTTCCGGGTGCTCTCTGCGGAGTCATCCAGTTTCAAACTTTCCTTGAGATTCTTGAGCGACTTGGTACTCTGTTTAATGCCTCGCTCGAACTGATCATTTTGAAATTGCATCTCAACGACGCGTTCGTCGATTGCTCTGCTCAAGCCGAGATTACCTCCTTCCATGCGCTGTTCGCGATTTCATCAAAAACGGGTTTCAGCGCAGGATTGATGTAATCGATTCCCTTAACGTATCCTCCGTTTCTGGTTCCGTGTCCATATTGCAGGATCACGGCGATGTTCACGTTCTTGTTGACGTTGCTGTTCTTCCAAGAAATAACGACGTTACCGGATTCCTCTCGAATTTCGTAGCTCCAGCTTTCGGATGTCTTTCCCGTATCTTTGGGCGTCGCATTCCGAAGAGCTTCCACGCCCTGTTCGCCATATTGAGCAAGTTTCTTCATCCAGACCCGCTTTGTCATAGCCTTGAGAAACTTATCCAAATGATCGAAATTGCCCTTATGTCGAATTTTGATTACGGTTGCCACGTCATCATCCCCTTGATCCGAAGCGCTTTTTATTCGCCGCATTGATGGATGCATTGCGCTTTGCAGCTTCTTTTTTGCTCATCTTTTTGGGCGGCTGGCTCTTAATTGCGCAGACATGAATCAACGTAAGCAGCCGATTGAGGTGCCACTTTTCGCATTCGAACGGAATGTTCAGCGCCGTCATCTGATAATATAAAATTTCAGCCGTAGTTTTTTTGGATTGCCGTCCTGTCTGCTTCTCCGGGCCGAATGTGGTAGCCGTCATCGGGTCATCGATGTAGGCATTTACCTGTTCGAGCATCTTCGTATCGATAGCCAGATAAACGAGAGGATCGACCTTTCCGATTGTCATGCAGCGAATATAATCAACGCTCTCCTCATACGTTTTGGGCGTCTTACTGATGAAGGGTTTCTTCCATTTGCTCTCCCATTTTGAAAGAGAAATGAGCGAGTGCTCAAGCTGCAAGACCGTAGGCTTCACCGAAATGAACTCGCTCGTCGCTTCGTTGAAAAATTCCCTTCCGGGTATTGTCAGTTCAAGCATCTCGCGTCATCCTTACTTGAGAACGGCAGGCGGAACGGGAGAACCCTCATTCTTCTGAACCTGCGGCACAATCGCGTTGACGAAATCGATCTGCTTCTGCGGATCGGTAAAGAGCGACATCATGAAATCGCTATACACCTGCGTCTGGGCGAAATCTTCGGAAACCCTATGGCCATCAATGACCTTGACAAACCGCTTACCATCCGCACTCTTAACGCCATACGCCTTTAGGATAATAGTTCTGAACATCTCTGCCAGCTTTACCTTATCCTTTTCAGCGACGATCTTTTCAAGCAGCTTCTGCATGCCGCCCTCGGTTGTCAGTTCCCATTCAAGCAGTTCTGCCTGCGTCAGGTTAAAGCGGAGCTCTTCCTCGTGTTCGTTGCCGTCGAAGTCGGTATACGTCATTTTTTCGCAATACATAAAATTGGTCTCTCCTTTCAAATTGTGGCGTTAAGCCTTATACTTCCTTAAACATCTCCATGATCTCATCCGGAAGCGGCAGCTCCGGTTCGGTGCTTTCAGTGCCATAGAGCTTCTCAAGCAGGGTTGCCAGTGCGGTCTTACCCTTCTCGCTCAGCTTGGTCGTATCAATCGTAATCTTGGAGGTTGGCTTATGACCCGTGCAGGAAACCGGAGTTGTATCAAAATCCCAGTTCATCGTTCCAGCGTCCGGGCTATCGTTGATTGTGTCATGCGACTTCTCACTCGGGGAAACCGTCGCGTTGTACACCAGATGCAGCTTATATTCGTCGTCGTTTACGCCCAGCTCATCGCTGCCGATCATCGTTCGATAACAGAGGGAGAACGGCTTGCGAATCTGCTGGCCGATATAGACACCCTTCGCCGAAGTATACGCGCCGTCGCATTCCTCAAATTCGGGCGGATACATATAGGCCTCGATCGAACCACCATAGTTTTCAGCGCTTCGCATGGATGCATACTTGATGTCATCCGCATAAATATCATTGGCTTCTGCGCCATCCGGGCTCTCCGTGATGTTTGAGATGCCATTCCAGGCAACGCCGTTCGTCCACTTATTCTCGGCTTTCTTGTACAGCACACAGTTGCGAATGCCAGCTTCAAAAAACCGCTGACCGTCAGCGTCAAAAACAATTTTGCTCACTATTATTCCTCCTTACAAAGGACATAAAAATATCCGTAGAGGATGCACAATCCCCTACGGATCAGTAGTAGATGGTGAATGGATAATGGTTGAGGTTATCTGCCGGATATGGCTTTTGAAACGCGCAAAATGGCAGCCTTCGGAGCTTATCCAGCAGAACCGTATCCGGATTGGTGTCGATCAGAATGCCATCGTATCCTCTCCCTGTCAGATAAGCTTTGTCATCCGCATGCTGTACAGGCAGCTTTGACAGCTCATAGATGATGCAAGGGTATTTCAGCTTAACCGATTCGGGCGGCTGAAAATAGACATTCTTTGACCCGAGAATCGTTTCGAAAATCCGATGAAGATCAACTCTCTGGCCCATTGTATACCCCTCCAATCGTTAAAATCAGTCGGGGCGTCTTATCCTCAACATTCGTGACCTGCCACTTCCGTCCACGCCACTGGACATATCGAATTTCGGAAAAGTGATCGTAGGCGTATCCATCGGCGACAACACTGATGGAATTGTTCACATTCAGATTGTCGTTCACCTGTCCGCTTGCCGTTTCCCAACGACGGGTATTCCGAAGAACATCGCCGTAGTAGCTTCGTTCGGTGATCTTCTCTACCCATATGCCGGGAGAGTCCGTTTCTACAGTCTCAGCGTAGCCTACGATGCCATAGAATTTATTCATCAGGAAGCCGTATAGAGCTCCTTGGTGTGGCATTTGACGACTTCAAGTAGATCTTCTGCGCCATCCGTGGCAGTAACGGACTTCGCCTTACCATAGGTAATGACAATCGGGGAATGGCCATTTTTGTCAGCCTTAGTCAGGTCAAACGCCATGCTCGTCGGCTTGTAGAAAGCGGGCGCATCTTCATTGTTCTCGCAGATCAGCATCGTACCAGAAATGAAGTCGCCGTAAACCTCCTCGGCCGGAGCCGCCAGTTCCTGATAGTTCGGCGTCCCGGCAGACGGAGCCTTATACAGACCCTTAACGAGAATCACGGCGTCCTTCGTGCTGTCCTTAATGGCCGTATACATGGACGCGCTGACGTACTTATGGACGAGATCGCCGTAAATCTTGTGCTTGTCCATGCTGCCCGGAACGAGCTTGTTATACCATTCTGGATTCTTCGCAGTCATAATCATTTACCTCCCATTTTGATTTCAGCCAGCAGCTTCGACGGACTCAATCGCCATAGCGGAGTACGGCTTAATCAGCGCACCGGAGAAACGGGTTTCAATCAGATACTTCATGGCATTGAAATCGATGTCAAAGCCGTCGAACATCTTCACCGAACCGCCATTGTCAGCGCCTACATTGTAGTCGTTTAGGTTGACAATCAGGCCGAGCAGATTATGCATTTCGACCTTGCCGCCATTGTTGACCTCACGGGACAGACCTTCCATCGTCGGAACAGTCACGATCTCCTTAACGCGCAGAACCGTCCTCAGCTTCTCCATCGTATCGTAAATCACGCGGCCGGTGGTGTCCTCAATCAGCAGCATGTCCGTCACAACATCCTCGGTCGTATAGAAAGTCGGATCGCCGGAACCACGATAGTTCTTGCGGCTCTTGATGATGGCGCGAATGGTCGCCTTGGCGCGATCGGAATCGGAAGCGTTCTGCGCAACCATCACCGGAACTTTGATGGTAAACAGATCGGAATCCTTCCAGACAGGGCGGACATGATCCTCGGCGATCTTGTCGTCGCTGGAAGACAGACGGCCGTCACCCGTCAGAATCGCACGGGCGCACTCCTCATCGAGCATCATTCGCATCTCGGTCTTGAGCCATGCGATTACGTCAAAGTCGGTAATATCCAGCACGTCGTCGCGATCCATCTTCTGCTTCTTGTAGATGGTCGTCGGATCGGTCGTACGCTTCAGCAGGCTGAAGACCTCTTCCTTCTTAAACTTGCCTTTAATGTAGCCCTTCGCGCGAGCCTCATCCTCGGTCAGGTCGGCAAACATCGACTTGACACGAGAGAACGGAGTGCGATGAACGGCGTTCATAACCTTCGCCACCCAGTCATCCTTGCGCTTGATGAACTCAGGCGGGGTATTCAGGTTGTGCGGTTCCGGGAACAACATGCCGACATCCTCAATGCCATGTGCCAAAGTAGCTTCCTTGAGCGAACCGCAGCGCTTGCCATCGCCGAGAATTTCGGCAAACTCAGCATGAGTCAGGGTGTTTTTCGGGGTATCATTTTCAAAGACATTATGCTTCACTTCTTCGTCCTCCTTGTTGTCGTCGGCCCCGTCTTCTCCCTTAGAGTCCATAGCCTGACCGACCAGATAGTACACGGCATTCTTCTGCTCCTCATTGAGGGTGTCAAAGACATCTTTTACCGTCTTTTCCTTGTTACTGTCTGCCATTTTCTTCTCTCCTTCTTCCGACTCGTCGGCGTGCTCGAGTGAAATATCCATGTTCGTATAAATGAGCGCTTCAGTCGCCGCGTCCTCGCCGTGCTGAATATCCATATAGTCAATCAAAGCGCCAGGATTCGCGCCAGCAAGCACAAGGCTGACTTCCTTAATCGATCCATGGAGAACGTCGCCATGATCCTGCTTGAGACCATTGGCATAAATCGAAAGCGCACAAATATCGCCATGCCGGATCAGCTCCTTAGCATGGCGTGCGCTATCGGTGTTGTTGAACGTGCAGTAGGCGTACACACCTTCATCCTTATTTTGAAGGAGCGCGTGTCCGAGCACGTTTTCGGGGTTACTATGGCTGTGCTGCCAAACCAGCGGAACAGTGTGGCCGTCATCACCCGCAAAAGCATTGCGTCGAATCGTTCGGCCATCACTGCATGGGACGTCATTCTTGGTTGCCCAGCCGCTAAAGTCGTATTTACTCATCGGGTCTCCTTTCTTGGAGTTTGAATTTGTTCGTTTGCTTCTTCCTCAATCACCTGATCGGAAGCGTTGAGGTTCTTGTTGCGCAGCTTGTCGGCATCCGGGTCTTCCGAAGGCTTGAAGCCGATAATTTGCCGAATTTCATTCGAGCTGAGAATTGCGTTGCGCGTGAGCTTGTCTGCCGTCTCCGCGATCTGATCCGCAGGCATGAGTTTGAATGGCTCACGGAAGAATGCAATAACCTGCCCTTGAGATCGGGCTGTTTTGGTCAGGAATTTTCGCTTCATCTCATCCGCGATCGCGGAAAGAATCGGCTCAATGGTTCGGTTATAGTAGTTAAGCATGGTCTTTTCATCGGCCGTTCCATCGAGAACCGTCGTTGTCATGCTCAACTGGCTATAAACCATGTTTGTCAGATACTCGATTTGACTCATCAGGTTATTCTCAAGCGAACGATTAAGCTGAACGACTTTTTCCGTACCGTCCGTATAAGCGATTCCATACTTGCTTCCGGCCAGCTGCATTTCGATGTCTTTTCGCCGCTGCTCTGCCTGAGCTTTGCGAGCCTCGGATTTTACGACATAGGGCAGCTGAATAATTAGGTCCAGCTTTCCAGCGCCGCTCTGTTCATCGATCCGATCAAGCAGATTAAGCTTTCGAACAAGCCGCTGCATGGTTGAATTGGGTTCATTCATCACGGCAAAGAATGGATTCTCGATAATGGCGACGGACTTTTTGGGGAGTATAATATCTTCCTTGATGCCTGTCTGTTCATTGTAAAGATTCACTCTGACGTGCTGGGGGAACCAATCCACAACCTTGCCAACCCGCATCGAAATGACGTCAAATGCATTACTTCCGGTCTTCGTAATATCATTTGTGGTATCGACTGGAACAATCGCAACGCAGCCCTCGTCCAGCATCGACTGAATCACGTCCTGCATGAAAGCACGTCCTGTCTGGTCGATGTTGGCAGAAACGGTCAGACACTCATTCAGACCGCTTTTTCGGGCAAATAAAAAACGGCCATCGTCGTCGAGCTGTACATGCTCAAACAACGTGGCCGCCGCATCGATTGAAATTCTGGTGTAGATAGCGGAGACAATCGATCGCTCATTGCCTCTCGTATATCGAGGTCGATCTGGTCGAGTTCCGCCGTAATACCCTCCGTATTGAACCTTCGGAGGGTCTTTATTCAGAAATGCATTCCATCCATGCTGTAGTTTGTCTAAGAAGTTCATTTATCTTTTTCGTCAGAGACAACTTCAATACTGCGAATATCGGATTCGTCGAAATCAAAAACTCGTCCATCAGGAAAATCGACAACGATTGAGTTTTCACCGTTCTCGTTTTCATCACCGGGACTGAAATAGTAGACGAAGCCAAAAAATTCTTCACCATCAGTTGTGACGATCCGAACGTTTTTTCCGTCATACTTCTCCAGATGCACAATCAATCACTCCTTATTTCTCGCCGGAATAATATGCGCTCCGGCTTTTCCATAATGGATGATTCCATATCGAGTCTTGGATTCCTGCCTGGTTTCTTCATCGACATATATTCCGAATACTCTGGAAGCTCTGACCCTTTCTTTATTATTAAATTCGCCATGTCTATTCGTGAGTGCCTTCCCGGTTCCATATAGATCAGAAATCAGGGTCTGGCAGTCCTTGAGATTGCCCAGTATATAGCTCTTTCCCACTTCGAAATTATGACTGGCCTTTATATGCTTCGTCTGATTACTGACATTCACTTTAACCGAAATCTTTCCGGCTTCAAGGGCTTGCATTACCTCTGAATTGGGATTGCGTTTATGATGGGTTTCTCGATTATCCCTGCATCGTTCTCGGCCTTTAGCTGTAAGCGTTCCATCTGCATTTTGAAATCGGCGAACTCCCCACTTCATGCCTAGAATACCATGATGATAGAGTTCGTTTTCCACTTATTCACCTTCTTTATTCAAAAGAGTCTTTATTCGCTTTATAGGCCACATAAGCATCTATAAGAGCTGCCACAACGTCAATCTTAGCCTCGTGGCGCTTCTTCATCAGCTTTCGGTTGCCATTCGTGTCCTCAAGGGTAATTGCGTTTCCCAAACAAAATGTCGTGATTCCCTGATCAAAGATGAGCAGTCTCTCCTCGGCAAACAACTTAATCTCCCCAAGCGGAACAGTCTCTGTCTTCGCGCCCTGAATGACCTTCTCGATGCCGTAAACACCATTCTCTCTGGCCCAGCGTTCAACAAACTCCTTCGCATTGTACGGGTCATAACCAAATGCCCGAACATCATAAGTCACTTCGTTTGTCAGCCATTGATCAAGATCGTCGTATACGGCTTCCATGGTAATAACCGTCCCCTCAAGAACAATCAGGCTGCCATCCTCGATGAATTGGTCATACTTAAACCTCAATGCACTCGGCAGCTTCGCAAGCGTAATTGAACTGATGTAGCATCTGGCCTTCACACCAAAAGCACCACCGCGCAGTGGAAACAGAAATGTAAAAGCGCAGAAGTCATCGCCCTGCGAAAGATCAGCGCCCATCGCGCACGGCATACCGTCAAAGCTCTGATGCGGATGCGGCATTGTTTCCTCGTATGTGAAAAAGTAGGTATAGCCCTCCATCGGGATACCGAATCGCTTGGCGAGAATATCATTTCGGGTTGCAGGGGCTTTTTCCGCTCTCTCTACATCCAGCTGATAGGTCTCGTAAGTTACGGTCTTTCCAATGTTGGGATTCGCTTTTATCCACATTGCCGGGTCGGAGACTTCTTTTACATCATCGAGTCGGTAATACCAGATCGACACACCCGGGTTATAATACTCTCCTTTGAGAATACTCAGCAGTTCCATTTTGATTGTGTCGCCGCTGCCGTTACGCACTGTACCCTCAGAACTTGTTGCGATAATCAAGTAGTCGTCCAGTTTACTCGCGCCCTGCTCAATCGCGCCAACAACGTCCTCTCGGACATCGCCACTCAGCCATTCATCAACAGTTGACACCTTAGGTCGATAGCCTTGAAGCTTGTCAATGTCCATTGGCAGAACCTCAAGAACTGAGTTGGTCAGAAAGTTCTCAATACCTTTCTTGGTCGAAGCCAACTTGACACGATCGGCCTTTGAGCCTGTCGTGTTCTGAAGACTACCTTCCGTCAAAAACTTGAACATCGGCCCTCTGGCACGAGTAATAGCCGACTTGAACGGCTTGAGAATTTCCTCCGCCTGTCTCATCGTGGGTGCTGTCGCAATCTGACTAGTCGTCGAATTGTTTGCCGTCAACGAATATGACTGATGACAGGTATCGTAAAGCGTCTTTGCCGCGCCTCGTCCGACGATAAGATACTGCTTCTTTGTCAGGCGCCTTTTGATAAGCTTATGAACATATTGTCCGCCATGCCCATCAGGATTTGGCTCATAGACTTCCCGCTCAACATAGTAATACCAGCAGAAAACCTGCTCTGCCCATAGCTTGAAGCTGTCAAGCATGTGAAAATCCGAACCGTCTGTCAGCACCAACTCGTTTTCGCAAAAGTCAATAAAATGCTCTACGGGCAGCGGGTCGTAATAAATTCCCGGATTCGCAATCAGCGCGTCGATTCGGTTCATCTCCATTGAAATTGTCTGACAGACTGGAATTTCACCTCGAAGAACCGCATCCCGAAACAGACCATAATACTTGGGAACAGCGGTATTAGAAAGCCTACTCAAATATAACCAGACCGATTCAGCATCGATCGCCCTTTCAGCCATGCGTCATATCGAGCCTGCTCTCTCTGAGCCTCTCGTTCCTCATTCTGCTTGGCGTCGTAAGCCGAAGTAAGGGTATAGGCGGCCGTCTCTTTTTTGATTCGGTCATTATAGAGCTGTAAATCTTTAGAGCTCATTCGCTTCGGATCGGCATGGGAATCGATCAAGTCCCTCGCTCGCTTGTCATCTGCTTTGGTTTTCTCCTTGGCCTGCTCTTCTTTGAAGTTATCGACTATTCGGGAAATCAACCACTTCCCACTTGCCTCTATTGCGCCTAGAACGGCTTTTTTTCCAGCCTGAACAAGTCGATTGGGCTTTGGGGCGGTTAGCTGCTTGTATAGCTGCTCATTTCTCAATCGGTTGATTGTATCCTGAAGCTCTTTGTCTGACATCTCGGAAACTTTCTTTTTTCGAGGCGCATCGGCAGAGCCTGTACTCGTTCCAGAATCTCTATACCGAGACTTTCCGGCTTCAGTCAGACTTCCATCCGCATTTTGAAATCGCCGAACGCCCCATTTCATACCGAGAATGCCATGATGATAGAGTTCGTTTTCCACTTCTTCACCTTCTCTCGTTTAATACTCCTTCTGGCAATGCTCATATAGCCGCCAAGCGTCCTCGTCGATCTGTTCATTGAGTGAATCCAAAACATATGAACTCGACGGTGGGTCAAAAAGTTTCTGAGTACGCAAAGAAATATACTCCTTGCTGCCCTCAACAACAAACGGATCTTCTGACCATTCGCTCCATACAGCGCCGGAATCGTGAATCCGGAATGGAACCTTCGGTCCAACGCCCATATCTTGCAGCGTGGCAAATCCTCCATTGATGTATGTAATGATCCTTAAATCGAATGATTTATCATCGACCGCCACGCCGACCATCGGTTTAACATAATCGAGAATACTATCTATGGAAAGCCACCATCCCTACCATAATTTTGTGTCGCCCGGTGTCCGCTCAATCGGAGGTAAAATTAAAAGCGACTCATCACCGTAATGAATTGCTTTGTGGGTTCTGTCCGAGACACAGATCAGATACTCAGGATCATAAATCCAATCTCGATCTTCGAGAATGTCATCAAGCGTAATCGGATTCATATGATGGATCACTAGACCTTTTCCAATTTCGCGGTCCTCCATTCCAAGATCGCACCCCCTATCCCGTAATATCACTTTGCTTCGCGCTGACTGCCATCGTTTCGACTGATAGAACGTCTGATTGAAATGCCGGTTAAAGCCAAACATTGCCGCTCCAACTTGTCCGGCCAGTTTCAAATATCGATAGCGCTCCTCGAATGTCTCCAATCTCCGAAGTTCTCTATAGCATCGAATCATCGACCGTCGTCTCCGATTTCATCAACCACACAGGCACCCGAAATATCAGCATAACTCTGGAATGCCTTGATAGCGTTCGCGTAAAGCTCCTCCGTCCTCCTCTGGGACTCGAGCGCCTCCGTCTTCGCCCTAAGCATCGCATTCTCGCTAATCAGGCGATCTCTCTCAAGCTGTTCTCTTGTCGATCCCAGTTTCAAGTAGAACGATATCACCTGAGAGGAAGCTGTCCCCTCTCTTAGTTGGCGTTCAGCCAAGTCAACCGCAAGACCGATCAACTCGTTCTCACGCTGCTCTGGTGTGAGAGCTGGTGGTCGCGCACGTGCCACCGGTTTGCTAACTCTTTCTGACACTTTCAGTTCCCTCTT